CTTCAAATAACGAAGCATTAAACGTAACTCGATATAATCGTTGATTCGTGGTTTTTTCGCTTAACCCGCCGAGTTTTTCATCATAATGCCCTATTTTAATGTAATCAAAGAATTCTATATCTATTTCATTAGACAACTCATCCATACCGCTATACCACCCTATTTTTATATCACTGTAATCATCATTCATTGACAACATTTCAGCAAGATAACTAATGTATTTAGGGTCTGAATCACCACCCATGAAGCAAACACATGTTATACCATCATTCTTCTTAATCAGTCTCTTCACCTCCTCATATGTCAGTTCAGTACCAACATCATCCCAAAGAAATTTAGAATGACATCCATTACAGTGGCATGGACAATTCGCTATGTTAATAGCCAATGTTATTTCATCAGGTATTTCTTCAAATACCACCATCGCATTATAGTATTTAAGCATTCTTTAATTCTTCCAATTTGTTTTCTAATTCAGAAATATTAAACAAACCTACCCATTTGAACATTTCATTACCATTTTCATCGACAATTAAAGTAACAGGAACATTTCTTATCTTATATTTTTCTAATAATTCTTCATCAACATCATCAACATCGTACATTATAATTTCACATTTATCAAAATCTTTAAGTTTCTGTTCCAACACTCTGCAAGGAATACACCAACTTGCGCCAAACTTTACTACTTTATATTCCATAATATTATATTTTTTTGATTTTAATTAGTATAACTTCTCATATGTTCTTCTATTTGTCTTGCCTCATTAAACGAACTTACTCGTTTCAGATAACCAATAATCCTCGTCAAATAATCAATATTATTACTTCCACATTTAGGGCATACATCTAATGTATCTTTACTTATATGTCCGCACTCATTACATACTGAATTTTTACAATTGTAAGTAAAATAACTGCATCCGTATTCTGATGCAACTCTTAATAACTGCCTATACTGTTCAAACGAAAGATGTTCATTAATATTCAAATGCGCAGCTTGTCCACCATCAAGATACTTAACAAATTCTTTACCATGCAACTTCATTTTATCAAGAATTGACAATTCTGTATCCTCCGGATTAAAGAAATAACTACTATACATCACATGTTTCGGTGAAACATAATAACCATCTTTCTTATCCCAATTATAATTCTTATTTGAAAGATTCTCACCCGGAACAAACTCTGTATTATACATACAATCCCTTGTTTTATCTTTCTTATTTGAAATATTAATGGTTTCAAGGACAACGTTTACAAATTCTTTATAATCATCATTAAGATTTGGCTCAATCGTTAAAAACTCAGCCGCATCAGTAAGACCATTAACTCCAATTGTAAGATATTGTTTACGCATATTAATGAAACCAGCTCTGTAAATATCAAGCATATTTGCATTAAGGAAATCTTTAATGATTTCATTAAATGCCCTTTGATATTTATGCACCCTTTCAGTCATTTCAGTAATACCATCTGAAATATATTTGTATAACAATTTCTTGTCTTGAACATCCTTAATATCTATTCTATCACCTTTTGATAAATTAAGACCCTCACATTCCTCAAGATACAATCTTGTCGCATTCTGGATAACACGATTAAGATTAATTGTCATAACGGACTTTGAACCGGTTGCAACGGATGCTGTTCCCATTGAGAATTGATGTGTTGTATGATTATGTTCATCATCTTCGCCATCTTTAAGAGAATTTCTAAGTCTACAACAAGAACTTAACGAATCTGGCGAATCACTTAGATAACAGAAAAACGAATGACCTTCAGCCCACATTTCAGCGGTAAAATCAGCATATTCTTTATCAACAATATCATGACCATCAGTAAGCATTGCCATCGTCTCTACAGGGAATGTAAGAATATATTTCGTTCTTTCATCATTAAACCATTTCATAAACTTCTTTTGAAGCCATGAAAGGGTTTCCCATTTTGGTTTACTTCCATCAGGAAACTTAAACTCACTAAATACTCCTTCAAAATAATTTTTATCAAAATAACCAACATTCCAGAATACTGTTTGATAACCTCTGTTACCGGCCGGCATATTCATAGAATGAACCACCTGTTGAAAACAATTCTCGATTACTTGTTCAAGTGTTCTACCTTTTCTATTAAGTTCTACTTTCTCATTTAAAATAGATAAATAATCATCACCGTAATCTTTCCTAATGAAATAATCCATATACATTAAAAACTCAGGCGTAGCGACAGCACCCATAAACTGTGAAGAAACAGAATAAACCAAATTAATAAATTCACCACAATACGATTTCAAGTCTGTTGGTGCTGTAGATTGACCGCCGATATCTCTTAAACCATTAATAAGGAATGGATACATTGTAATTGCAACGCAATACGGGTAACCAGGTGTACCACTTTCATCATGTTTATATAACACATGGCTTTCAAGGTCTTTTATATACTGGTCAGCGAGTTTTTTAGAATATAATGCCTTAATCTTATTGTGCATTATATATCTATTTTGCTGTATATTTTTACCTTTATGAAGTTCTTGACCAAGAGTTACAATATTCTTATTCTCAACATTAGCATTAGAATCATACTTTGAACCAGTTGAAGCATTAGATGCATTGATATAATCTCTAATAAAATCACTATCTTTCTTCAAAGTTTTATCCTTATCTTGTTTTTCTTCATATTTCTTAATGTATTCTCTTGCAACTTTCTTGTTTACCGACATCAATGCCTCTTCAACTTGTCTCCTTATTTCACTTGAAGAAATATTATCATAAATAAACAAATTGTTTGCCAAAGAATCAATTAAACCGTCAGGACAAACCTCGTTAACTGCTGTATATGCTTCGCAAATACCATGTTTAACCTTTTCTGAATTATATTCTTCAAAAGAATTATCACTTTTTCGTACACGCATATCTTATATCTATTTTTAATCTTTATTCTGCAACTTTGTATATTATATATAGGCTCCTAATTCTTAAAAACATGCTTGTTTTTAACAAAAATACGGTTACTTATTATCTAACTACCTGATAGTCACAGAATAAAAAAATTATAATAAAATTTTCAACCAAATTATTGATATTTAACTATTTATCAGACTATTATTTCTGTTGATATGTCTGCTTTGTTTGTCTTGCAATTTCATTTAACCTATTTGTTTGTCTTTCTTCAAATGGTAACTCAGTACCATCATCAGTTTCACTCATATCAAATTTACAAGTACCATTATTCAAATAGACATTCAAAAACTTATTCTTATCAATACGTCCAGCACGAAATTTACCGAGAAACACATTAATCTTACCTTGTGTTTTCATTTCATCAGTCTGTCCAAATGTAATAACCACATGAGCAATCTGTGTTTTTTTAACTGAACCGCCAGCCTGCATTAAACCTACTATTTCAGCCCCGATAGAATCACGTGTACCTTGAACCGGTACCCACATGGCAACATCAAATTCCTTGGCCATTGATTCAAGTTTACGCATAGTGATACCTTCTTTTGACCATTCGCTATCACCGACATCTGATTTCTCGAATTTAATACATTCAAAATAGTCAATAATAATAAGGTCAGGCTTAAACCCTCTTGCAATATACTGTCTAATTTTATTCTTTATTTCAGATGCTCTTATTTCGCCTGTACTAAGTCTTTCACCAATTATATTTTCTCTAAGCATTTTCTTAACATCCGTATCTGCATTAAGACGTTCTATCGCAATAGGTCTCACATCAGGTAAAGAAAGTGTACAAGCATCAATATCAGTTACAAAACCATAATACTTTCGTCTGATATTAACTTCTTCATCCTCAAAGAAAAAATGTAATACTTTATAACCATTGAAATTGTTTGCCTCTGTTTTAGTAATAGCAGCATTTGCAGCAAAACCGGTAGTAGCACTTGACTTACCTATACCAGGTGGGGCTACTATAACACCTAATTCACCTTTGCCCAAACCTCCATAAAGAGCCTTATCAAGTTTGTCAGCACCAGTCGGAATAGCAGTACGGTAGTCTTCTTTCAAATCAGATTCAATATTGTCGAAAAGACGAAAACCAAAATCCTGTTTTGAATTAGTTTCAAGGGCTTTTTTTACAATGTCCTCAATAGTATAATAATTACTAAAATCACCATTCTTAATAATATCCTGCGCTTTATTTATGGCCTTAGTAAGATTCTGTTGTTTAAAAAATTTTTCTGATTCCTCTTCAACTATATCCATCCCTACTAAGTCCATTTCTTTTATCTTTTCAATATGCGCAAGCAATTGTTCAAGAGCAATGGCATCTGAAACTTTACTCCTTATAATAGTTTCCATTTCAAAATATGTAGTAACCGTTTCATTAAAATTATATCGGTCTTTCATAAACCCTACAATCCTTCTTAGATGCTCGTTACTAAACATATTTTGGTCAACAATTTCCTGTATTGATGTAAAATATTTCTGGTCTTCAAAAAAACACTTTACAAGTTTTAACTGGAAATCGACACCAAGATATCCTAATGTACTTCTATCTACATTACGACCCATTTAAAAATAAAATAATTTATATTGTTAAACAAATATTTGTAGAAAAAGGCCGTTCACTTTGGAACGGCCGGAGAAAGGAGATTTTGTGAGAATCACAGACGATTCTCTATATAGTCGAATTGACCGGGAGTTAGACCAAACAGGTCCTTATATTTTTCATCACGTGCAAGTTCAATATTATAAGCCTTGGTCTTTTCAAGACAAGCCTTCCTCGCAACATCCACCCAATCCTTGTTATAAGTAGAAAGAAGATAGTTCTTATCACCATACTTCATTCTCTTAGTATATTTATTACTCTCTTCAAACTTATAACTCATTACCTCGCAAATTTGTTTAATGATATGATAAACGAGGTCAATTTTACCCAGTGTCATATGACGAATAATAGCAAAACTAAAATGAAGAGACGAAGGTTCCTTATCTTTATATAATATGTCTGAATTAGTTAAATCAACCCCATTACGGACGTATTTAGGATAAACAGTACCATCCCATATACGCTCGTACACAGGCTTTTCATCTACTAACATTTGGAATTTAAATGTAACCTCCCATTCAGGAAGTTTTTCATTATCAGAATAAGAATCTTCCATTCCTTCAGGATAACTAAAATACGACTTATCAACTACAGTACCATTTGATAACTCAATACTACCATCGTAATTAGATGAGGTAAGTAAAATAACATCAGAATCATTTAGACCATCTGTATTTCCAACGAAACCAGTCATCTTAATTGGCTCTTCTCTTGTATACCACATAAAGATACGACTCTTGGAAATCAAATCATCTTTAATCATTCCAATAACATTATCCATCGTCTCCTTAAATTCAAGAGACCTCAAAGAATCATTGTTATAACCATTTATCTTAAAATATCTTTGACAAATTATGTTATCATTCACCCATAAAAGGAATTGAAATCTCTCTTTGTAGGCTTCATTATCAACGACCTTTGTCTCTTTCTTAATACTGTTTTCTAACATCTTTAAAAAATTTTTACGTTGTTAAACTATATACTAAATTAAATTTTCATTTGCAAATATACTGTAATTCTTTCAAACCACAAAATAATATTAACTATTTTTCCTCTCTTTGTCAATTAAATAAGCATATTCTATAAAAAAATTACTAAATCTATTAGGGTCAATAAGATTATCAACTCCGGCATCACATAATATTTTATATAGATTTTCATAACTTCTCCCTTCCGGGTCAAGTGGAGAATACATCATTGAATCCATCATTTCTTTTGCTTCATCAGTCATTAACGGATTCTTTAAATCAATTATTTTACGATTTATTTCATATATTCTATCACCTTGGGCACCAGTTGTAACTCTTTCTACAATATTTTTAGCCCACTGTAACGGCTTTTTCTTTTGTAAAGTCCTGTCTTCATTAATTTTCTTCGCTTTTTCAATGACTTCTTCAAGAGATACTTTTCTTGTCTTAATCTCTGGAAAATTATTAAGTAATGTAATTTCTCCAAAACCTTTGATACCTTTTATACTATCAGAAGAATCTCCACACAATATCTTTTTCAAAAGAACATTTTCATAATAATAGCCAATTTCTTCAGTATGATTTTTCTTATTAATAAATTTCTTTTTCTGTTGTACATATATTATAACATCATCAGAAATTAATTGCGTCAAATCTCTGTCATTGGACATTATTACAATGCGTTCATTTGGTTTTTTATGATTTACATAATATGCTATAAGGTCATCTGCTTCTACTTTTTCACAAAGAACTTGTCTGACAAACAACTCTTCAAGACAATTCATAATTACTTCTCTTTGTTCAAAGAAAATTTCTTTATTTTCTTTCTGTTCATCTGCCTTTTCCTTCTTTTTTTTGTTAAAAATATAGTTCTGCATCCTTTTAAGAGTAGAATTGTATTCTTTCATATAATCAGAAAGTCCTTCGTCAATGACATAATTTTTGTCACGATTCATCTTATATTGTTCATTAACAAGGAATCTATAATAGCCACTATCATCACCATCCCAAAATACGTAGACATATCTAAAATTAGCCTTTGCAAGTAACAGTTTTATTTGAAGAAGAAATTGGAAAATACCACCTATCTGTTTTCCATTACTTGATATAGTTCTATCACCAAGCGAAGACAGTTCCAATATATTGGAACCGTCCACAAGAAGCGTATTAAACGTTTTCATCCCAAAATCAGGGTTATTCTGTTTTACTTTCTTCGGTATTGGTTGACTCATCTTTTGAAAACGTATTCAAATAACAAAAAATCTGACCTTTTACTGATACATATATACTTCGACTATAATCAATATCATGTAACTTTGCCTTCTTTATATATTCTGCCTTATTTTCGAACATAATCATTTTTGGCAATGCCGGGTCAGACAAACAACTCTCGTCTGGTTCTCCAACCAACATACTAAACACATCCGTTGGAATAGCAGTATATTTGCTTTCATTAAAATCAAACTCTGCTTCTTTTGTCAAAGTTAATTTCATTTTAATTTAATTTATATGATTATTCTTCTTTATCCACTTCAGCAAATGTAATATCACCAACTTCATCAATACTAATTTTATTTGTTTCAGCAAGTTTTTCTTTAATAAATTGTGAATATTCTTTTTTGTATTCATCAAGTTTATCAGGATTCCATAAACCTTGTTGCAATGAACAAATTTCACCAGTATATGTAATATTATTAATGTGATTCTTCTCAACCTTAATCTTAGTCTTTACTCCATACTGATATTCCTTTCCACCGGATGTGGCCGTAAGTGCTTTAATACTTGCGCTTGCAATACCTCCAACATACAAAAGTAGTCTATAAGCATAAGTCAATGCAATGCCACCTTTACTTTTTGCTGATGGTAAACCAATAGCTGTGTTTTCAACCCAAATTTTATTAATTATGAACATACTGTTAAGATATTCAGAATTAACGTTTCTTGACGATGGGATAAGGTCATTAACAATTGTGTTAAATGCGACTGATACTGCACCTGCATACCACATATTATTACTTGAATTATTGGCCGCAGCTCTATAACAGTCACCGACACCAATACTATCAATAATGAAAACCATATCAAAAGGAAGTTTTCCTTCACGTTGTTTGCGAATCAAATCCTTAATACACATGGCGACATCCTCAATCACATAAGTCTCACGTGCGGCCTTCTGTAACCATTTCCCATGTTCATGGTCAAATTTTCCATACAACTCATATAACTTAGCTGTGTCATAATAGAGCATATCATCACCAGGACCATAAGTGATTTCACCAGTTTCTTCATCAATATATTCTGTTACATTCACACCTATGTCTTTTGCGTGTTGCCAAGCAAAATTATTCTCAAGCTCAAACACTACTGGAATAACACCTTGTCTTTGTGCTGCTTTAATAAGTTCAAGTTTAATTGTACTTTTACCTGTATTAGAATGACCTCTTATTGCACTGACATAACCTTGTGGTAAACCCGGAAGTCTTGTAGCATCTTGGAAAGCCTCTGGTAAAATAAACCATGACAATTCTTTCTCTTTTGCACCACTAAGGTTATTTTCGTTCTTAAATGCCTTTAATGCGGCTAACTTATCTTCTTTCGACAATGTTTTAATTCCCGCTCCTTTTTTAACTGGTTGTCCCATATTTCTTATTTTTAAAAATCATTTAAATTAATATTTACATCATCCTCAGAAACATCACTAATTTGTCTCTGTTTTTCAAGTGCTTTCTTATAACATCTTCTACAAAGTGAAATATACCTATCATTACCACCTATCTCAATTTGTTCACCTTCATTGACGATATTACCATTATCATCAATTCTTGCATTCACAATTGCTTTTCTTCCGCAACTACATGAAGACTTTATTTCCTCAATGTCATCTGCAATCTCCATAAGTCTCTTTGAACCTTCAAAAAAATTAGTCATAAAATCGGTTCTAAGTCCATAACACATAACATTTATGTCCAAATTGTCAACAACATCTGCAAGTTGATTCACCTGTTCACTTGAAAGAAATTGGCATTCATCCACAAGAATCCATTTTGGTTTATCATATCCTTGCATCTGCACATTAATAATATAACTATCAATAAATTTATAAAGGTTATGTGATGTATCAACTGAAATACATTCTCTTGAAATGCCTATTCTTGATTTAATTATATCTTCACCGTCCCTATCGTCAATAGATGGTTTAATACATAAAAATGGTATTCCCCGTTCTTCAAAAGAGTGTGCTTTCATCAACAATAATGCGGATTTACTACTTGACATCACACCAAAATAATAGTATAATTTGCAATTCATATCTAAATCGGATAAAATAACATTTATTAAAAGTATTCAGTCTAACCAATGTTATTAAGTCATCAATTAGACTGAAGACTGTACAATAATATTAAAATCTATATTTAGAACGGTAAATCATCACCATTATCTTCTTCATTATCCAACTGAGGTTCTGTATTCAACGGCTCACCAACACTAGCGTTTTCAAGAATTTTACGGGCTTCAGCTGCTGCAATATCCTCATTACTTACAGTTGTTTTATCCACCCATTTCTGTATGTTCTTGTCGTAATAAGGCACTTTGCCACTTGAAACAAGTTCAAGATATTCATAAGGCTTCAACGAATACAAATCAGCCCAAGTCTTTTCGTCATTAACCCAAGCCATTGCCTTATTTATATCCTTTGAAAGAGGTGTCTCCTTACCGGCATCACTAATCGTAAGTGTTGTTTTCTCAGTAGTAGGAACATACTGAAGCGTGATGATAAAATCCTTACCATTATTTAAATCAAACACGTTATAAGGGATAATCTCACGTTCATTATCAGTAAGAGTTTCATATTCTTCTTTTTCAATTTTCTCATAATTTACTTCTCCACTATTCTGATTAACAACTTTTTTGTAAAAAGCATCGTCCGTTTCAATAGATTCCTGCGCACGATTATCAAAAATAGACATTAATTGGTCATAAATACCGGTACCGTCATTATGAGCATTGAAACGCCAAAACTTAACCCCTTCATCCTCATGTCCTCTCTCAATTACACGTACAATAAACGTTTCTTTTGCTTTATACTGCATACCCTGTTTGAACAAAGCCTTTCTTTCTTCTTTATGAATATCATCATTAGGAAGTGCATTACTTTGTTTCAAAAGTTCTGCTGATTTCTGGCACAACGGACATCCACGGCCATCATGGTTAGCAAGTCTTTCTTCATTAAGACAAATAAATGACTTGTATCCACTCTTGGAAATCTCGTTGGATACTTTCATTGAATGAGTATGAAGAATCAGGAATGTATTTGGGTCATCGGAACTCACTGGTAAAATTCTAACAGTAACTTTCCTTGTTGTTTCTCCCTTATTAAGACGCAAGTTAAGATAGTTCTTCTCATCAAATTCCACTTTTTTCTTAAATTGCTGACTATCCTTGTTAGCTTGAATAGCCTCACGCTGACGGCGTATCGCATCCGCACTTGTGTTTACATTTAAAACAATTTTTTCTGACATCTTATCTAAAATATATTTTAACTTATTATTAATTTTAACTATCATAGTTTCATATTGCAAATATACTGCAAATTTTACAATCCACAAAGTTTTTACATATAAAAATACAGTGACCGGTTTATTTTTATACCTATCACTGTATATAAATAGTTTAAATAGAACTTTTTACATTAAAAATTAAGAAAATCTTTCAATTTTGTCGGATAATCAAGTGACTTTGCAAGTGACCTGTCATCAATACCATTTATATCACCTTTTTTGATTATATATTCGTTTTCCTCTTTATCCGGGTCAACATCATTATTATAAATTACATTATAGTTTGACGCTTGTGATTTTTTGTCCCAATAATCCTTCGGTGTTTCAGAATATGGTGCTGAAGCCTGTGAACGTATGTTTATTCTTTCCTCCTCACTTGGATTACGTTTTTCAAACTCAGCCCTCAAATCATCTATTTTTTTATTGTTCTGGTCCACTGCTGCAATGAATTTGGTAGTAACAGCCAATAAATCCTGTAACTTATCATTAACACCGTCTATCTTGACTTCTGTTGTTTCTTGCGCATTAGTAAGTTCATCCACATCAATGACTTCATCACCGTCCTGCATTGAACTTACGTTATCATCAACAGTTTGTGAATCGTTCGTTTCAAAATCAACACCCATTTGTTCACCACCGTTGTCAGGGACACCAGCAGAATCTCCTTGCTGTAGAGGCATATCATCACCACTAACAGGAGTCTGTTTGCCGACACCATTCATATCATCTTTAGGTTGTACGTCTCCACCAGGATTACCACCATTATCCTGCTGTGGTGGCTGTTGCTGACCGGCCGGTTGATTGTTCATATCCTGCGGCTGCTGTTGGTCATCATCACCTTCCTCATCAAGCAATGGCTTGGTAATGAAAGTGTATTCACTAATCTGCTGAAAACGTTTCTGGGCTTCCTCAAGACGGTATTTCTTAAGTAACTCCTTATCCATTCCTGTCATGATTAGTCATTGAGCATCATTTTATTATCCTCAGTAATGAGTATCGTGCTGTTTTCGGTACGTTCAATCAGACCCTTGTCCTTCTTTTCTACCTTTACCTTCCTCTTTGGGATTTTAGTATCATCCCCGACAATTGTTTTTAACTGTTCTATATTATTCATTTCAGTTTGCTCATTAACCTGTTTATTTTCTTTTTCCGCACTTGGTTTAACATCACTGAAAATCATGAACCTGCTTGCAGGACGCACTGATTTCTTATGTGGATTTTTTCTTATGAATTTCTGTGGCATCTTCTTACACCTATTTTATATATTATAAATAGCAACTAATCTCTAAAATAGCAATATAACGGCAATATATAGTGTGTATTATTCCCTATTATACGTTTCACATCTGAAGTAAGAAACGATGTGTTGTTTATAAATTCATTAGATGTATTAGACCTTATCTTTGAAATAACTTTATTCTTATCCACCCCCAAATATTCACATAATGTCAAAGATAGACCAAATACTGTCTTCAATTTCACGTCATATATAAATATAAAACTTCCACCCCTTGTAAGAAAACACACCTTATCTGATTTTGAATAAATATACTTTATAAAATTAACTATACGTTTCTTGCTGTATTTTATAAAATTTACATATTCATACTTAATTTTACTTAATGTCGTAAGTATTATTGTTTCTTGAAATTGTTCAATATCATCAAGATAATCATTCCTACGTTCTGTCTTTGAGAATGTCCACCAACAGTTCTGTTCCTTGTAGTATTTCTGTAATATAGAGAAATTCTCAATACATTTTTTTGCACTATTAAGACCTACATACAAAGTTGGTAAGTTCGCATCTACCTTATCACATGAACTTACCACATTGTATATACCACTAAATTCATCTTTTTTCCCTCTTGTCACTATATTTGCTAACTTTTGCATAATACTATTACATTTTTGGATAGGGCTGGATTTTTTCCCCTATTTGTAAAAAATTTTTACTTTTTATCTGTATTATCTACATTGCAAATATACTGCTTTTTATTGAAACTTCAAAGATTCGCCATCGCATTTCTTAATTCTTGCTCACTATATGCTTTATTTCCCATTCCTTCATTTGTTATTAAAGATGGACCATAATTGATGGAAAACCATCTTCTTCTCCAACCAGGTCCTGGGTCTCCACCATCAGGCAAAGCAGCCCTTGAAGGGGGATTTAATATAAATTCACCGGCTTGTTTCTTAATCTTATTAAACAATTCTTGTGATGAACGGTTATTAATTGTCGCAATATCATTTGGTTTTAATCTCCATGGACTTTTTTTAGTATTACTGTAAGAAGTGCCATTTAACGCATTATAAATTAAAGCACAATTACCAGTCCAATATATTGTATACATGCAAACAAGTGCAACACTCGGGTCTTTAACATTACTTAAATGATTGGCATCCCATGCAGTAACTAAAGCAATATCTTCTATTGAAGGATTACTTGATGAACCTCCATCACGTTTATATTGTTCCATTTCCGATTTCGTAACGCCACCGTATTTACCTTCCCAACTCATACTCCAATCATACCATTGCATAAACGTTGAATTAACAGGATTCGTTTTTTTATCGCCAGAAACCGCAGAACAACCAAGCATTGATTCTATTTGTTGGTCAGACAAACTATTAAAATTTATAAATACAGACTTAAAACTACTTTTATTACTTCTATAATGCTTAGAAGCAATGCCTTTAAATTCTGGTAACAAAACACCGCCATCAAACTTAAAATTGCCATAATTACCATTGTCACAATAGAATTGAGTATTATGACCTTCTCTTTCTTTTATACCAACATGAAGACATTTTGGACGGTATTGTTTAACAGGGTCGTAATATTGACCCTTATCATAAACTTCATATATATTCTGATGAATCTCATTAAAATGTAATGAATACAGTATATCCATCACAATAAAATATTTAGAATCTGCTGTTTTGTTTTGACCACTATCAACACCTTTACATTTACCATTTGCATCAAATCTTGTCAATCGTAAGTCCATAGCATATCCTCTATAATGCTGTGATTTGGACGTATGACCACCATGTCCTATACTCGTAAAACCAACATTCCATGTCATTTTACCCCAATTTTCTTCTTGATAAGATTTAATTTCTTCATAAAGTCTATTATATAATGATTTAAGATTTTCACTAACGTTTCCACCAGAAGCCGTTGTATTTCTTGATTTCCATACGCCTTCTGTAACATAGTTTTCCTTATCATCATAATGACTTTTTATATCGCCTTCAGCCTTCTTATAATTTCCTCCAATAACGGTTACTGGTGTACTTGTACTGCTAACATCATATTCGCTCCGTTCACCAGGTCCACTATCATTGCCATCAGGTCTAAACATATACCATGAAGAATTATAAGGTAACGGATTCCTTGATAATTTCATTCCTTTGAATTTAGTAGTCATATTACCAGCCGAAATTGTGTGTGTTACATTGAATATCATATATACACCACTCCACATTGGTATATTCATTAATTGGAAATACATTAATGGTTGAATTTGTGCATCACCCATCATTTCTATTTCACAAATATATGAATAATTACTAAATACCGGATATAAATCTTGCCCCATAAATGCAACTTTATGTTGATTGCCGGAACCTTTTAAAGCTATATTAGCAAGCGCATTAATAGATGCAGATGTTACCAACGGTGTTGTCATGTTCAAACCTATATTTTTGAACAAATGATTATTCTGTCTGCTAAACGCAACACCAAATGACGGAACATAATAGCCGTACCTCGTTGCTGCATTGTTTGTATTATTAACTGGTTCAAGTGTATAAACACCAGGTAAATTTTCATCCCATGTGTTAGTAACCGGATTCCATATACGAATATAATCTTCACGATAATTATTCATCGTTGATGGAACTTCTGACATTCGTGGTGTATAAATAATTACAAATCTGTTTTCATCGTCTACACTATTCATCTCATTATATGGAATTGGTTTGAACATATTCATCATACTATCTCTTGCTTTTTCATTGTCTGCATTACCCATATCAACATAATCAGGTAACGCAAGGAAAAGACAATGATGTTCTGATGTTATGTCACCTATAAATTGGAATAATGAACCATTTTCATCACGGCCATCATAAGCATTTTTTAATGTCTCACAATTAATCAAAAATTTTGAATAAATGTTTTTATAAAAGGCATCAATAAAAATAAAACTATTATAAAAATTTTCTACATTATAATAATCTTCATAACTAACTGTTTTATTGTTTTTATATTTTTTAGTATTTGTAGATACTAACCATTTATCCCAAAGGATTTTCAAATAAAGATACATAGCAAGTAATACATCACGTTTAAGAGTGACATCTGTACTCCCTAACTCTTGTGGGGCTGCTGTTATCTCATTATTAACGATTTCTTCAAGTTTTGTTCTAAAACCTTGCAAATAAGATTTAAATATTTCTTTATTGATTTCAATTTCTTTTATACTATTACTACCTTTATATGAATGCCTAATACCAGACGAATCAATAATTATCTTCTTTTCTGTATATAATCTTTTTATTTCATCTTGTATATCAGTTTGATTTTCGTTCATTAATAACAACAAACCTCTTGGTCCACCGCTTCTATAAAATTCTTTCACATAAATGTATTTATAGTTATCAAAAAAATTATAAAAATATTTTGACGCTAATTTAAGAGTATAAACCATAAATACATTACCTTTAAGATATTTGTTTATGTCTGTTGCATGGATGGTAGTGTTATTATCCATCGCTCTTATTGCGATTGTTAAATCCTGTTTAAATTTTCCGACTTCATCTATGAATGAAGAACCATCATAACTGAAAGGATTACGATTACCGGACGTATATTTATCAAGGTTCTGCAATTCAAGTTTCGTCATTATTGTTCCCCAATGACCACTACCACTAACGAATTCTAAAAATAAAGAAACCAACTTATTTGTCACATAATGGTCCGGCATCCAATTATTGCCACCGCCAAACAATGTTGAAACTTTAACATTATAAGAACCGTTATCACTCTTAAGTAAAGCACACATTCTATATTGTCCATCAATTTCTGCGAACAACGTATTATCTATACCGACTTCCTTATATTCCGTTCCATTTTGAATTGGGTCTTTATGATTAGTATCATAATATTTCTGTCTCCAAAGTAACCCACCTAGCAATAATAAATAACCATAAGGCACTACATAAATGCCACCACATGTCTTATCATGTTTTAAAAAACCAGTTATATTCTTATGATTATAATTAAGTGTATGCAAAAACAAAAGGGCTTTCACACATTTTCTTCTCATCTTAACTTCTGAAGATTCTGACGAACTAATGCCATTATTCTGTACATAATAGAACGGGTCACCGAAAATACACTGACTATCATATCCACCACCACCTTTAGGAAAATACGATTGCATATATCTAATGAACAAATTATCTAATGGTTGTTCATTACCATCTTTATCAACCCAACTTTCTTTTGTTGTATCAAACGTTATGCCAGTGTCACCTGTTTCCAACCATTTTTCATTATTAAGTGTTTTCGGTGCTTTTGACTCATCTTCAGTATCTTTATTATCAGGATACAAATCGCCTTCTTCGATTCCAAGTTCTTTAACTTTCTTACTCAGCATATAAGAATTGCCCTTGAAATATTCACCATAATCAGATGTGGTCACATGCCATAATTTCTCCAGCACATTATTGAAATCATCACTGAATTCATCACCATATATTTTAAATGTACCACTTTTTAATTCATCATATTTTTGTTTAATATCATCAACATTGTTTTCTATGTCAAACATATCATTATTGACATATATATTTAAAAGAGAATTGTCTCCATTAAACAACATTTTTGAATCAGATTTATGTAAAAAATCATTTGCTTCAAACGTATCTTCATTTTCCTTTGATGTAAACTCAAAATATGGGTTAGATGGCGCACCTTTATATGGGAAAATTGAATTATATACTTCATAGGATGTCATTTTATCTGGCACAAGTCCAACTTTGTTACTAGTATAATAATGGATGTACTTTAGTTTACTTCCATTTTCCTTAAACATTGGATGTCTATCACGATTATTATATGAACTATCTATACAATATTGAGTTTCAAAATCATGCCTTCTTTTATCTGTTTCATGATATGTTGTTTGACAAAATTCATCACCATCATTAGAACATATCGATATATTATATAAAACATTTTCCAATGTACTGTTTGATGTGGCATTTAATAAAGAATTTTTAATATCACTTCTTGAGCGATTACGAGTAAAATAGTTATATGCATCCATTTTGCCTAACGAAGAGGCCATTTCATTAGATACACCATCTTTAAATAAAATACCAAAAATTTGTGCCGCTCTAAATGACAGATAACCGGCTAACGATGATACGTTATTTTTAACACTTCCATCAAATACATGTGCCCAATTATTAATATCATTCGGCATGACCGGTAATGTACTTATAACGGTCATAGGTTTCTGTTTTTCCTGTTCGGTTTCACCGACCTTTTGAACCGCCTTATAAAGTTCAATGACAAATTTCTCTTCCTCAAAATTATGACTAAAATCGCCTACCCATGCTATTGTTCCATCAAGAGAATTATCTATTTCTCCACCATCTTCTTCTTTTCTGCCATTATTAAAAACGCCAGGCCATGGACCAATTTCAAAATTGGTTCCGACATTAGCAAAATCAGTATCATCAAGTGAAACTTTAAGATAACCTGGTGAACGGTCACTTTTTTTAATGTTATGATAACATTCCCACATCATATGAATAAATGTTTCAAGATGACACATTATAATCTTGAAAACATCACCAATATAAGGAGTAAATTCTAATGTGAACTTTGCTGCATCTTGAACCCTTAATTTAATTTCATTATCTAACTCTGTATCCGCTTTATTTATGTTCTCTATTCTTTCACTAATAACACCAAGAAACCTATTAAAATCTATCAAATACGCATACTTTGCAAAATAAGTTTTAATAACATTATCCGGTGACGATGGATGAGAATCATTATATAATTGGGTTGCAAGTGCATTACTTATTTTTCTGTCATTTACGGTAATTTTAGAAATACCATTAACAGTTTGTTCAACAAATGTATTACCTTTTTTAAATGACACTTTTGTTATTTTACTAACCCCATTTGAATTTTCAACTGTAACATCACAAATTTCTGTAAATTGGTATGTATCTTCTGCTTGTTTAACAAATGAATGTGAACAATTTGGTAATAGACTAACGCTAAATTCTTTACTTGTGAATGAATTATTATATTCATTAAAAGCAGTATTAAGCGCATTACTTGTATTCTTTATTTTATCACCGGCCACAATTTTTTCTGAATCACTAAATAAAATCAACTGTTCTATATTATCATCTGGATTATCAGATGCAACGAATAAACTTTTAACCCCATCAAGTTCTTTTAACGCATTTTGATAATTTTTAAGACAAGTAGAAATAGCATTTAATAATGACCTTTCATTTTCCATATTAGCCTTTTTTTCAGCCTCTTCTTTTGTCATTAAACTTTTTACTAATTCTTTTTCATCAGAAGTGATTAATGAACGTATATCTTTAATAATCTCAAATAATGGTCGTGGATGTTGTCCATCACTTAATGCCCAATCAGAACTATTAAGTCTACTTTCCCAATAACTTTTACCAACATAGTTGCAATAAGGTGCAGCAACCAGATATCTTAAAGGAATGTCTGTCAAAAGAGAATATGAATAACCAATAAACGTGGCAACGGCCTCAAAATTACCAGTCTGCGAATTGAACGAAGCCTTAAAATCTGAACAGGTCATCTGATATGTAACAGCATGGCCATAGAATCCCTTAATCTGAAGTTTAAATTTCGGATAAGGAACAGTAAAAAACACACCAAACACGCTAGAAGCAGTAAGATTCTCTCCGCTTTCATGTACTGCTTCCTCTCTACCAAATAATGAAGAACCTCTTACATCAATGAACTTAATTACGATTGTAGGCGTATAATACGATTCAAATGAAACTTGTACGCTTTCTATCCCAAGTCCCTCTACAATGTTATTCTTTACTACATCATCATAATTTATATCTGTGTAATAAGTAGTCAGTAAAGTACCATCGCCTCCATAAACTTGTGCATCCTGACCTTGCAAAAAAGCAATCCAGTTATTAGAAGTTGCCGGATTACCATCAGAATCTACACCTGGGCGAGTAGTCCACGAAATAATATATTTTTTAGTAAGGTCATCACCACTTTGTTTAAAACGTGAAACAACCTCTGCAATAAGATTAACTGAAATGCAATAATCAGAATAATCTGGTGTCATTGGAACGCCATTAACATATCCATATAAATCGTTTGGTTCTACATATAAAATACGACCATTTTGTTTTACTATATCAGTATTTGTTGCCATTATCAACCGGTTATAATTTCTCTATTTAAATATAACTAGTTAATACATGATTTTTCAATATAGATAAGTTATTTGTATTTTACGGTTAACAATATCAGAAACGCTACTTCTCATAAAAACGAATTCTATATTACCGAGTTCATCATATTCATAATCAATAACATTATATATACCATTTTGATTATCACCAATTCCACTAAATTTCAAAAGATTATTAGATTTAAACGGAATCCATTCAGTACATATTTCTATAAATTCATCAGTTATTGATATATGTCCAGGTTTGTCCCAAACAAACGCATTAAGATTCACATTTGTATCATCATACAAACCATCATAATATACTTCCCTATTATAATTCTTATTTTTTGAATAAGGGTTGCCATTCACATAACTAATGATATAATGATACCTTTCTGGTAACATTTCATATTCACTTTCATTTCTAAATTTTCCAAACCATTGTTTTGTAATCTCTGTAAGCAAACCATTATTATATGAATATTTATTTCTAATATCGCCATTCCATCCATCCAAATCCGGTTGATAAGTCTCACCACTTCTAATTATTATACTGTTCTCTAAGTCATACCTATATATGCATGATTTATCGATGATATTATCCATATAATCTATTCGTCTCAATTCATTTTTGTTTTGTTTCAACACGATATGTTTAGTAGAAACACAATTTTGTGCTTTACCCATATATTCTTTAACAACACAATCAACAGAAATCAAATGTTTTTTCTTATCATATGAAAATTTGTATTCTTTAGTCTGAAACAATATTCCTTTAATATCATTTTTTTCTATTTCAATTTTAGAAACCATTTTGAAACCATTACAATTTAATTTCTGACCAAAAACATTAACATTAATAAAAATTAATAACAATAGTAAAGACTTTTTCATAAAAATAAAATTGATAACCTTGTTTTATAATGCAAAGTTATCAAATATTTTTCAAAAAACCAAATTAATATAGCTAATATATATTAATTATTCTCATTATTATACTCATCAATTGCTTGTTCATATCTCAATATCGCTCTTGATAAAGGATAAGGTATTCTTATCGAAACACCATCAGGTATAAAATATTCCATTGAACTTACATGTGGATTTGCTTGTAAAATCAGCCAACCATAATCAGGGTCTCCATAATACTTATATGATAGCATGTCCATTCGCATTTTATTTTTGTCATATCTCACATAAATATCACTGGCATCTTTATCAATTCTAATTCCGGGAACAATTTCTATTTCCCCATCTTTTCTAAACTTCTGATATCTATCATAATAAGCCATATACTTTTATATAATATAAATTATTTAGCCATAGCCGGAGTATAAGCGAAACTCTTATCGCTTTTTACGCTATAATCCAATGCGCCACTTGTTTTATCGTCCCAATTATATTCGATTCTATCAGCCCTATTATCGTGTAATCTGCTATTGGCATAATAGTTAAACGTCATCGCATTTTGTAATCTTCTAATTGGTCCGCCAAGGTCTCCACCACCAATGAATTTAAAACTAATATTAATCTGTGCTAACATAGGCTGTACACCATTACCTTCCGGATTTAAATCCCATTGCAATCCGCCAGATACATTATAATCAATGTTAATCGAATCTATAACAATTGTTTGATAATAAAAATCACCTATTCTTAATACACAGAAGGGAGGTCTTCCAAATGCAAGATTACTTGCGGTCTTTCCATTTACACCACCTGATGCCGATATTGTATTGCCTTGTCTTGTACACTGTTGTAAGAAAGTAAGACGTTCAGTAAACCCTTCTGGTGTCATTGAATGAAATGCTGGGTCAAAATATTTTAACTTTTCTTTTAGTTTGCCAAATATAATTGGATTATCTTTCTCTAATCTCTTATAAAAATGATATTCTTGGTCATATCTAATTTTATTGGTTGATTTGTCTTCCTTATCAGAACTTGCAATAAAAATGCTCTTAAATGCACCGTTATCATCTACTGTAAAAGTACTAGGCACATTTCTCTCATACGGCTTACTTGTTTTTGTTAATTTACCATCATCTTGTTCAATCCATATACTACCATCTTTTGCCTTATATACATCATGCCCATTGCTATTTTTTTCGACAAAAGTATAATCATCATATTTCTGATAAACGGTAACACCATCTTCTTCCTCTGAATTTGTTTCTGATAGATTTTCTGTTTCAGTAAGTGAGAACGTCATAATAACTTTTGCTGAACGATATGTTTTAGCTTCTACAGAAGAAGCATTTCTCTCACCAACTGATTGGCTTGACTTATGGGTAATACTATGTTTAGTGCTTCTATCCATCGCGGCACTATCAATAAGCCATTCTATTACTGTTTTAGCCCTTTCTTCCGCTAATTTATCATTTCTATTGGCATTCGTTTTATTACTTGAATTTGAACCATGAGAATTTGAATAGCCAATAGCCTGTACTTCAGTTAGTTCATATTTACTAAATAATTCTACAAGTTTATCTACTCTTCCGGAATCTACCATTGTAGACAAATAGTCATAAACACCTTGAAATTTAACCGTGCCATCTTCCTTACCTTTTGCAATTGCACATGCCACCTCTGCTAATGAATAAAGATGCTCATCGTTTTCTGCCGCCAAACTTGTTTGTTTTACTGCCTCGGCATCTAAATTCAAACGATTACCTTTGTTATCTGAATAATTACTCTTAACTGTAAGTGTTTGGTCATATGTATTACGATAGAAATCTTTATTTTCTATTCCCGGCTTGTAAAGACCGTCTATTCTATAATACCATTTCTTATTAATGTCAGGCTGATATGTTTTGATGTTCTTGTTTTTCGCTTGCGACCAAGTTATTTTTGAACCAACGATATAATTTCTGTTTATGTCTTGGCTGGACGTATCACTTATACCATTTCCACTCATTTCATAACCATTACCTTGTGCAGAAAAATTATCAAACGATATTACGTTATCATACCCATAATTCTCATCATCGGGGTCAAAAAATTTATTACACCCATCACCACCTAAAAGGTATGCAATTGAATGTACACTACTATCTTTCTCTGACGGATAATCATATGTACCAGAATAATTATTCGGATAAAACACATAAAACTGAATATCCTGTACATCTTCTTTTACAGTAGGCTCAGGTTTAAGCGGAGGTTCTGGTTTTTGGTTTACTGTTGGATTATCGACCTCTGTTTCTTGTAAAAACTCATCTGTTAATGGTGTAGGCTTAACCTTTGAAAAAATACTATCCATATCATTGCTATTACCACTATCGCAACCGGCAAAAAACCTTAAAATATCTGTATCTTTTAATTGATTATCATCTGTTTCATACCAGTTAGCATAGTCAATAACAGATGGATGGTCAGTAAGCATAATAAAACTCAATGTTCCACTCCTAACAGTATTCACATATGTATATACGTCCTCACCACGTCCAATGAATGTGTTCGATGACCAATTTGTCTGTGTTGTTTCATTAAACGACAAACCATAAGGAGGAAACCACATTATTCTACCACCAAGCGGACCACGCTGTTCCCATGACAGTGCTTGTTCAAATGAATATGGGTCATAACCTTTCCAAGCAAGATTCTCAATTGAAAACATACAATCTTTTGTATGAATGTTTGCCGCACCACCACCAAGATATTTTGGAGTTATTTTTACGAAACCATTATTATCAAGAACAGATTTTTCCCAACCGTTATCACCATTTTTCCAACCGGCTACAGTTTTTATTGTTTCTGAAACACCAGCAGTATCTCCATTTTCATTTATTAAATCAGAAGAAGGTTTTTCAAACCCCTTCCACTTATGTAAATCCGGCAACTGAGTAATTAATGAATTGCCATATTCATCCTCGGCAATAAATGGTCTAATAAGTTTATCTAATCTATCATATTGATAATGGTGTGTCCAAACACGGCAATATGGATTATTGTAACCATTTACATTATAGTTTCCACCTTTTTCTTCTGCTTTTTTCTTTAATAAATTTTTTCCGTGAGACATTCCATAATTAGTCCTTCTATCACCATTACTTTGCACAGAACTGCCACCATCATCGCCACTCGTACAAAATCTAGAAATAATAGTATTTATTTTCTTTTCATTAAAAAGTTTTTTTGTCTTATACAGAATAGAATTATTATTAGTGACCGACCACTTTTTAAATCTTTCACCAACATTAAGTTCATCAGGATATAAATTAGTAATTTCTGGATAAGGACTATCTGAACTTGTCATCTGAGATGTCCTTGTCGTATTTACACCTATAATTTCATCGGCTTTAATATCTTTCGCAAACTCTTCGCTATAATTCATCCCATCAGCATATACGGGTGACGGAGCATCAATACAATGGGAATCACCACCATCATAAGCACTGTCACCTAATGTCGTCATAATTTTATCACGGGTGTATATATTCAAGCCCATAAATTCTTCCATGATTCCATAATTCATATCATTGAAACTGATTTTTTTATCAATCTCAGCACAAAGAATTTGATTTATAAACTCACTACCAATAGGGCTTTTTGAAAAATTTACATATGAATCCATCTATTAAAACTAAATCTATATAAATATATAGTTTAAAAATTAAAATTATCCACTAAAACGATTATGGAATAATTCATTTCTACCACCATGCGTGTTGTTATTCATCTGCAACACTATCATTTCTGTAATCTGACGGACAAACATAGGATTATTCCTTAATGTATCCATTATATCAATTGACTGCCCATTTTGACCGGTAAGTTCTATTTTTCCATTGATGGTAAGTTGGACTTCTGTAGGTGATGCTATTGCATCACCCCCAAAACGATTGCTCACTAGTGAACTACCGTCATAGACATTTGACACCGAGTTCGTGTACGCGCTACGCACTGCATCACCCCCAAAACGATTGCTCACTAGTGAACTACCGTCATAGACATTTGACACCGAGTTCGTGGATGCGCTACGAACATCTTTATTATCAATCTGACTACGTTCGTTTCTTTGAATTATTTCATCACGAAGTTCCTCTGCACTACGACCTTGTAACTTTGCCAAATGTGCTATCTGCATAGACTCATTAATATTAAATTTTCTTTCGCCGGTTTTAGCATCAAACCTACCTAAACCCTTTGTCATATCTTGCATACGTTTTGCATAGGATTGTGGGTCTATCAAAGCATCATACAACATACCTAACGGGTCTGAATTAATAGCAGCATTACCGCCACGCACATCACCGCCAAAACGATTGCTAACCAGCGAGTTACTGTCATAGACATTTGACACAGAGTTCGTGGATGCACCACGCACATCACCGCCAAAACGGTTACTCACTAACGAGTTACTGTCATAGACATTCGACACCGAGTTCGTAGATGCACCACGCACATCACCGCCAAAACGGTTACTCACTAACGAGTTGCCGTCATAGACATTTGACACAGAGTTCGTGGATGCACCACGCACATCACCGCCAAAACGGTTACTCACTAACGAGTTACTGTCATAGACATTCGACACCGAGTTCGTAGATGCACTGCGCACGTCACCGCCAAAACGGTTACTCACTAACGAGTTGCCGTCATAGACGTTTGACACCGAGTTCGTAGATGCACTGCGCACGTCACCGCCAAAACGATTGCTAACCAGCGAGTTACTGTCATAGACATTTGACACCGAGTTCGTAGATGCACTGCGCACGTCACCGCCAAAACGATTGCTCACTAGTGAGCTACCGCTGGCTCCACCGTAACGATTATTTACTACCTCGTTGTAAATTGTGTTAACCCTTCCAAAGATACCGTCAAATAATTTGTCAAACGGTCCTCCGCTTTTAGCGAATAAAGCGGTATCATTCGGGTCTGTCTTAGCAACTTTGGCCGTGCCGTCATGTACAGAAGTTACTTGTTTTGCACTTACAAGCATCGGTTTACCATCACCACTTGTTACAGCATCATGTGTAACCGGATAAGATATTGGAGGATTCCATGGTGCAGAACCACCAAAATGATAATCATCTTGTCCATTATAAATAGACATTTTCCAGTCAGTATTGAACATATTACCAGCACTTGATGCGTCAAAACCATAGGATGTAATTACTGAGTTGTCATTACGGTTCACACCTGGTTGTCTTACAGCCGCCGGATTAGTACGAGGGCTATCAACTGTTTGACCTTTATCATTAAATCCCAATTTATCATTTGCAGTGGTAATAATTTTTACTAAACTTGATAACGCTGTTTCAAGATGTCCGACATGAACGTCTATCTTTGACATTGCATCATTAATTCCACTATTTGATTCGTTAATTCTACTTAAATAATCTCCAAATGAATCTGTCGCAAGACTCATATTTTTCTTTATTTCAGCGGCAAACGTTTCACGATTTTTTTCATAACTATCTTGTGCAGATTTTAAACGTTCAGAATATTCATTCCAATAGTTAGTGATATTTAATAGCCCCTGGTCTAATTTTTCACGATTCTCTTCCCCGGTAAGTTTTTCTACACCAGTAACTATTTTTTTCATATAATCTTCCATTCTTTCGTTATGGTCTGTAGGCATTAGATTATCTAAATCACCTTTTGAAAGTTGTGAAACATTTTTTGTATCACCATTATTCATCCTGACTTGCCATTGGCCATTCTTATATTCTGCTTTGTTCGAAATAAGTGCTTTTTGGTCTTCATCAAAATTCTGGTAACTGTCCAATTTAGTATCAATTTGGCCGCGTTTATTTCTCTGAATTATTTCATCACGAAGTTCTTCTGCACTACGGCCTTGTAATTTAGCCATTTGTGCAATCTGCATAGACTCATTGATATTAAATTTTGTTTCACCGGTTTTAGCATCAAACCTACCAAAACCTTTTGTCATATCTTGCATACGTTTTGCGTAGGCTTGCGGGTCTCCCCACGCATCGTAAAGCATTCCAAGTGGGTCTGAATTAATGGCTGCATGTCCACCCAACACTTGAAAACCGGCAGATTGTGTAATGACACCTTCAATACCCCCTTCTTGTACCTTATCAATCATACTACTAAGGCTACTAAGATTAAAACGAGTATTTTGCGCCCATTTAGCCATTTCCATAAGTTCTTTGGTTCCACCCTTAAAATTGTACTTATGTGCCAATTTTAAATTATTGACCAAATCTTTAGTATATTTACGTCCATTTAAGCCTATCTTATTTACATCTTTAAGGACATCATCGAGCATATCTACACTATCCTCGATTCCGTGATTAAATATTTCCATTTCAGCACCATATTGTGCGGCAAGATTATCATCACCAAGATAACGGCCAAGTCCGAATAACTGTCCATAATCATGACTGCCAAGCATCTTATTACGTCCAGTAGATTCTATATACTGATTTTGTGTAACAACTACTTCTTCTATCGATTTTCCAAACTGAGTTGCTACATCCTTTGCTTGAGTAATCAAATAAGTCTGGAACTGTTTCATTTGTATAGGATTAGTGAATCCCATACTTGTTGCTGAATTATTTGTTAACTTATCAACATTATCAAGAAATTGTTCCTCTTGTTGTGCAAGTTTCAAATAAGTCTTCTTTACTGTTTCAGCAGAATCAATAAATTTCTCTTGAACATTTACAGCAGTTTCTTCTTGTAAATCACGTATTTCATTACCAACTTGTTTTTGTGTATTAAGAAGATTATACTGTTGTTGGACTAAATCAAGACTAGATTCAGCGTATTGTTTCATTGATTGATTCTGTTGAGCAATCATCGCGCTTGACTTCTCAATTACACCATTTACATAATTTTCTCCAAGAAGATAATAATTAGCAGCATTTCCAGCATCAGAGCCAATTCCATTATTATTATAACGGCCTTGATTACGATATCTTTCGCCTGTATATGGGTTTACTGCACCGACATCAGAATCACTTCTTACAGTACCACCAATTGTTCTACCATTCCCATTACGTTCAACATTAACCTCAGTCTGCCATGCATTGTTATCACGTACCGCTGACTGTAACGGATTACGCATCCTATATGCTTCACGTTCCCATTGAATTGTATTTTCACCAGTAATATAATCAATATCAGCAACATTTTTTTGTGCCGTTAATACTTTCTTTGCACCTTCATACTCAGTTGTACGTGCATCTTCATAACGTCCTTGTTTACGTTCTCTTAAACCTTTTTGAAGTTGTAGTTTCTCGTATTCAGAAGCAGCACTTATACTATTTTCAGCGGCTTGATACGCGCTGGCATTTATACCTTGCATCATCGGTCCAACCGCTGCTTGTATAGCATTTATGTATTGCTGATTGTTAAGTGATACTGCATCGAGAAGATTCTGACCTTGTACTTCCATCATCTTCATCTGCATCTCACCCACATATTTTACATCTTCAATATCACTCTCATTTGCTAATTCAGCAGTCCTCTTTGTATTTTCATACTGAAGTTGTTCCTCTTGTGTCTGGAACTTTATCATCTGAGCCGTGTATTGTTTCCACGAACCCATCATATCTCCAATCTTATGAAGAGCATCTATCGCCATAAGAATGGCTTGAACATACGGACCGCCCATCAGTTTAGATGCAAAACCGAGACCTTTACTGAATTTTCCAAGACCGGCAATAACATTAGCCGTTGCTTTACCACCGCCAAACATACCACCAATCTTTGATGCCCCACCATGATTAAGATAATTCGCAAAATTACCAAGGTCAGCAGCACGTTGTTGCATATCAAACATTTTCTGTCCATAACGTCCAACAGTGCCAAGTCCACTATTAGCGATTCTACGTCTTACTTCGTCGCGTTCATTTGACGTTTGATGATATTTAAATTTCTCACGTTCACTATTCTTAAAATCTTGTTCATCTTTATAATGTTTTTTTTCATTCTTACCTAACTCTTTCCATCTTTTACTTAACTGGTAATCGCTATCTTCACGAACATAATTATTGTAATAATCTTCTATGTCAGTATTAGATATCTTTTTCTTGTTACGTTTTAATTCGTTCTTTTTTCTTTCGTTTTCATTTATTTTTCTTCTTATTTCATCTTTTTCGCTTTGTGTAGAAGCCTTGTCTAAGTCTTTACGTAACTGATTGAATTTCCTATTTGCTTTTTTTATGCCTTTTTGATAATTAGAAATAATTTCATCTCTAATTTTTTCTATATCATCTTGTCCAAGTTCTTCAAATTCTTTATATAGATAATCATTTCCGCCATCTTTAATTCTTCTGACAAACCTTGAATTTGACATATATCCATTATCGCCCTTACCGCGCTCAACAGCGTCGACAAGAAACTCAATTGCATTTATAAGTTTGTCAATCTTTTTATCTAAATTACTGTTATCCATGAAAAAGGCAATTTTTTATAAAAATAAATAGTCCAAATACCGTTATTTAACGTATAAATGGACTATCTTTATGTTATTTTCCTTTTGGTTTCTTCACCTTAAGTTTCTCTTTCTGTTTTTCGATTTCACGATTATGTATGGCGATAAATGACTTCCTATCCGCAACCGGCATCTTATATATGTCATCCATGGAAAGATTCATATGTTCATGACATAACCATATTTCCTTTTTTATGTTTCTTTCGAAATTAGTATGTAAGGAAAATAGAATCGTCGAGTCTAAGAAACGTGCCAAAAGAGCCGCCTCCATCGCTCTTAGGAATATTAACCCTAATATTAAAATCAACCCCAGGACGATTGTTTACAATATAGTCACGATAAGAACGTGCATCACCGGCTCTCATATTCTCAATGAAATTCCTAATATATTCCTTATCAGTATTACCATTCACTGATACTGTATGGACTACCATCTGTTCTGTAACAGTTTTTGGATAAATCTCATCGGAACCGTCATCATTCACCGAATCACCAATAATTTCACTAATCTCGTCAATATCCTCATTTATATTCCTACGTTCCTCATCTTCTATGTCTATTCTTGTCAAGGCATCACGAATTGAAGAGACATTTCTCAAAACAGAAATCTTATTACTATCACTAATCTGACTCATCAAAGTCTCTCTCAACTCATTTTCATCACTTTTCGTAAGAAATCTAAATTTAATTGTGTTTTTACCGGACTTATATTCAAACAACCCATCTCTATCCCCTTCTAAATCGAACTTATTATATTCAAACTTTGCAAGGTCAACAGTCGTATCATACTGTTTACCAGTCGCAGGATTAGTTGCCGTAATAGGATACTCATTACCATAAGCGGTTGCTCTAAGCCAAAGCGTAATTGCATCTCTATCGCCTGATACAAGTTCATCTACGTTTATAGTCTTATCAAGAATCTTCCTCTTCAAGATAACGTCAATCAGTTTACCGTCACGGTACATATTAGGTGAAGCAATTATATTCTCGTCAGCACCTGTCAGATATGCAACCGGTATTCTGCTTTTCTTATGCTTATAGCACTGTCCTTTTGATGGTAAAGGAATAACGTCATACTGCACATAATCTGGAATACTGTTCACATCAAAATTATAAGATTCATCAACAACATTTTCCTTTGTAACAATTTCTGTCTCTTTCTTCACATCAACAGGTTCTAATTCAGCAGTCTCAACTGTCTCTTTCTGAGAAACTATAATCTCCGGTGTTTTTTCTTCATATTCAGTAGTCACCTCTTCTTTTGTTTTCTTAGTTACTCTCTTACGTCTTGCAATTTTCTTCTTTCCTGTACCTGTGTAATCTTCAATAAGCCCATCATCAGGTACTTCATCATTTGCATAAGAAGCCGTGCTTAATTTCTTATTCCTCATCTGCTCATCTGTCATACCTCTCATTTTAAGTCTTTTTTCATAAACCTTTACAGCGGCTTTATCAGGCTCAAAATAAGTAGCATCATTAATCTCTTTCTCAGAAGCACCATAATATGCTTGACCGGCCGCAATATTCTCTTTCTGTGCCTCTTCTATTGCCTTAATTTTATCACTTTTTGACAATTCCTGTGTACCGGCATACTTCTTAATATCAATATCTTCCTCATTCATGGAAATAAGATTGTTTTTAGCATCTTCCAACATCTGATTTGATGCCTTTAAAATAGCAAGTTCCCTTTTTCTTCTTTCCTGAAATTCTTCTGGGGTCATTTTCCCACCACTGTTAATTACATCCATGTTTCTTTAATTTTTAAGATATATCTTATTTTATATAACGTTATACTTTTTTTAATCTTTACTTTTCATCTTGCACAAAATCAATACTCTCGACAAGTAATGCAAACTTATTCCTCGAATAAACTTCAACCATTTTACAATTTTTCAAAATAGCACTCGATTTTGAATCTTTGAACTTAAGTTTAAGACTCTTCTTTGACAAACTTTTTAATTTTTCATCTTCTGTCATTCTGTTTGTACGATTTATCTTAATACTCTCACTTGTCCAAGCTTTAATATCACTCTCAAGTTCACCACTTTCATCGGCAGAAGACAAATTAAGTAACGCAATAATCACAATGAACTGTTCACCGGTTTTATAAAATTGAATAAGTTCATCTATTTTCTCATCCATTCCATCAATATCGAATACCTTTGCTTCAACCGGTTGATAATAGAATGTCTGTTGATTGTATTTAACCTTTTCTTTCCTAAACGGGTTAACAGCTATATTTCTTCCTAATCCCTTACTCTGGAATACACTATCGATACCATCCTTATGCTGATTATAATAATCTACCATAGCAGTAGCGTATTCTTTCTGACTTATCTGTTTGTCATACTTAAATCCGTTTCTTGCATCGCCATTACTGTATGGTACATATAATACTGCTCTCATTAAACTTCATTTTATCTTAACATAAAGATAAACGTCAAATAAATTAATATCAATAATTAATGTGGCCTTTTCTTGTTATCCATTATCAACTTTCTTTTCTTTGCTGAACTTGAATATTCACAAATCATATCCATCACTTTTTTAGGATTTCTCCTTATATCGTTCTCCCATATTCTCAATAATGGAATACAATGCATGCCACACCATTCATCCTTTAATTTATCAATGAATTTATTATGCTTCTGCATAGGACTTAATTCCTTACCATTCAATGTATTTGGATTTCCGTGCCAATAATCTCCATCAATCTCTAGAATGAAGTTAGGAATAAACATCTGTGCATCTTGGTCAATTGTTATCAATCCATCTTTCTCAATATATTTATACGGATAATTTTCTTCAGAAGTAACGGCAAAATCAAAAAACCTCTTAATATCCTTTGCTTCAAACTGATATACATATTTCAACCCCAACCGGTCAAGGAAATCCCTTGCAAAATCCCTTTCAAGTTGAGACGTTCCATATTCTTGTATATGTTTCCTTTCCTTACCCTTTCCAAAAGGATTTCCTTTAATAACTTTCTTTTTCTTTATTTTTAACTTTCCTTGTCCCTTTACCGGTTGTTTCATATAAAAATATCCTTATTTCTTTCTTATAAATAAATGAATTTTAAATTTCACATATATTTATTATATATAATTTAAGAACGTTTTTAAATATGAATAATACAGATAGCAGAAATCTGATTGAGGAAATGAAACTTATGCTCAGGGACAAGACACCATCCATGACAGTTGAAAGCCTCGTCTTCGGGGAAGGAAACGACCCTATGGCAGACGTTGACCAATTACCTCCAAAGGCTAACCTCGGTCAATCACAACCTGCAACCGCAACGGATACGACACCATTCCAGTCGGCAGAAGATGAAAAAGTGGCACAAAATGTATCACCTATCGATGCTGAAATTAAACCTTTAATTGACCAAATAAGAGTACTGGCACTTAAAGGCGTAGCAAAACTAGCAAATAACCCTACTTCTGAAAGTTACCAATTACTTAAAAAAATTTGGCAAACAGTCGATAAAGCAGCAGAAAGTGCTAATAAAGTTGAAAAACAACCACAAACAGTATGAAACAGACGATAAGACTTACAGAATCAGACTTACACAAAATCATTAAGGAATCCATAAAGAACGTACTGAAGGAAAATTATTCCAGTAATTATGACGAACTTATAAAAGATGAAATGCATCGTCTATATGAATTGGAACAAAAAGTGCCACAATGGATACAATCTGAAATTCATAGTATGGTAGTTACGATGGAAGGGATTCTTCAAGAAATACAACGAAATAGAGATTTTAATAACTATTAAAATAACAAAGGAGACTAATCAAACAGCCTCCTTTTTCCATACATATTTTAATAAACCACAATCCCAAATTTTATAAACGCCAATTTTATTACACATTTCAGTTTCCGTCATAGTTAATGGTAACTTGTATTTCTTATTTAAAGTTTGTTTTCTAAAATTAAATTTATGTATTCTTTTATAAGAACCATTTTCTACATACCGATAATCCGGTTTTAAAACACTTTCTAATTTAAAACCTATCTTAGTATAAAGATTATTATCCTTATCTAATGTCCATCTTCTGTCAGCAAATGATTTTACATATTTTGGATTATATTTATCTAAAAAATATTTAAACATCTTACCGCCTAAACCGCAACATAACTTAGTAATGTCTGTAGCAAATCTTGTTAAATTCCAGTTATTATTACCTTCATTTAAAAAGCCCATTACTGCAACAAGTTCACTATTATCATATGCACCTAAAAATAAAGTCGATTTTCCATATCCTTGTATATGATTTGTATCAAGAAAATTTTTTGCCACTTCCTTATCAATTTCTTTAATTATACACTTTCTGGCATATACTTTTCTTTGAAAATTATCATAACCTATTATATGTCTTATTTTCCCAAAAACAATATTTTTATGGTCAATATATTCATCTTCAAATATCTGAATTAATTTTAACCCCTTATCTAAAGCCAAATTTAATTTGTCTATATGATATTTTGAATCTTTTCCAAATTTTTCGCTATGCCATATGACACCATTATATTCAATGCCAACTTTTAACGATGGTATATAAATATCAATTTCTTTACCATTAAGTACATCACGGTCATTCCTTATGATATCATCAGAACCAACAAGATTACATACAAACTGATATAATTCTTCTTCATTTTTTGAAATTATTTTACCGCACTTAGGACAGCCACTACCTTTTAAATGACTTTCTACTGTTTGACAGAACTCTCCATGTTCAGGACAAATTATGCAAACCTTATTTTTAGTACCATTACATTTCACTTTACTATAATCATACTTATTACTGTGTATCTCGTTACTTCTTTTTATAAAATCATTGGTTTTTAACTTACTATCTTCAACAGCACACTTAGGACAGCCATGACCATTTAAATGGTCACAAACAAACTGCTTAAATTCACCATGAATAGGGCAAATAATTTCTACTTTATCATGTAAATCATTAAAATTCACATAATCGTAAATATAAAATGAATTAAAGATATTATTAGCCCGTGTTTTAAATTTTTCAACTGTTATTTTCCTGTCAGCATTTTTCTTTTCATTTCCACACTTAGGACAGCCTCTACCGACGATATGTTTTGCCGGAGTTTGCCAAAATTCACCGTGTTCTACACCATTTTTATCTTTCTTATGACAAATAATGCAGACTTTATTATGCATTTTTGTGAACTCAACCTTTGAATAGTCATAGTCTTCATCTGCGTGTGCCAATTTCATCCTTCCAACGACCTCTTCATTTGTCTGATTACGTCCAACACATTTAGGACATCCTTGACCTTTAACATGCTGCATTGGTATTTGCCAAAAAGAACCATGTTTTCTGCATATTATTTCAACTGGCTTCATCATGCTTTCATATTTCACGTTTGAATAATCATATAACTCACCATGTGTTTTTCTTGCCTCTAAAATAAAATTATCCTTACTACCTCTAAAAGTATCCCCACGTTTTTTATTGGCACATAAAGGACAATGTTCTCCCCTTACATGAGAAGCCGGTGTCTGCCAAAATTCACCATGTAAAGGACAAATTATACATACTTTTTTAGTACTATCTAAATAATCAACCTTGTCATATATATAATACCCTTTATGAACCTTAATGGCTTTTAATTTAAATCTTTCAAATTTTTCCTCTTTTGTCATATATTAGTTTATATCATCTATTTATAAATAATAGTTCCATTCGCAAAAATACTATAAAAAATCGAAAAACCAAATAAAAAAACATTTTTTAGCATATTTATATTTGAAAAAGATTAAAATCGAATATAATAATAAAATTATAATTGACTTATAAACAAGATGTCAGATTTGCTTTTAAAAATGCCAGTGGAATACGAACCACTTCGCAAAAATCGTTTCTTGCTCAGATTCCCATCTGACTTAGGAATACAGGAATGGTGGGTGGCATCATGCTCACGTCCTACAATTACACAAAATGAAACAGAAATACAATTTCTTAATACTTCTTCATGGGTAGTTGGGCGTTACTTATGGGAACAAATTACATGCGAGCTACGCGACCCTATTGGCCCAAGTGCATCACAAGCCATCATGGAATGGGTACGTCTTCATTCAGAATCAGTTACCGGACGTCAAGGATATGCTGCCGCATATAAGAGAGATTTGATACTGGAAATGTTGGATCCAACCGGAACTGCCGTATCACAATGGATTATTAAATCTGCGATGATTGTATCTGCTGCCGGTGGTGAATTGAGTTACGATGATGACTCTTTGGCCACATGGACACTTACATTACGTCCTCAGTATTGTATTTTGAGTTTCTAATAAGAGTAAGTTAAATATTAATTATAATAAATCCCGATGTGTTATTCATCGGGATTATTTATTATCATCTCAAAAACCATCATTCCACAATCATATATTCTATATATTCCACGTTCAATCATTATCTCATGTTCGGTTTTATTTTTGTCATATCCTTCTTTAACGAGTTTATCCTTTCTATATTTAAATCTATTTTCTCTGCGTTGCCCTATAATATAGAAATATCCAGGTTGACTATCCTTTACATGTTTAAATCCTAACTTTTCATAAAGATTACCAGTACTCCATCTTTTGTCGGAATAGCTTATAATTCTGTTTGGTTGTACTTTGTTTATAAAACACTTAAGTAGTTTAGAAGCACCGCCTATTACAATAGTATCAAGCTTATTGCAGAATCTAAGTAGTTCATATTCACTATTATTTCCTACGCTTCCTAAATTCTTACGAAGATGTCCGAATGTCATAACAGATACTAATTCATCATTATAAAACAAACCATATCTATATTTTGATTTACAATACCCTTGTATATGATTAATTTTCAAGAATATTTCTGCATCATTATCGTTTAATTCTTTTATTCGACATTTTCTTGCATATATTTTATTTTCTGTTACACCAAGTATATTCTTTATTCTTGACTCTACAATTTCTCTGTTAAATACCCATTCGTCTTCAAATATATGATATAATTTTATTCCTTTATTTTTACATTCTTCGGTTTTATTAAGATGGTAATTTCTGTTTTTTCCGAATTTTTCTGAATGCCAAACCAAACCATCATATTCAAATGCTATTCTCTTGTCTGGAATTAAAATATCTATTTCCTTTGAATTGTCTAATATTTTTCTATTATTTGTATCTATATACGTATATTGTGAAATAAATTCAGCAATATCAGTTTCCGGTTTAGATATCTTACCGACACAATATGGACAACCTTCGCCTTTTAAATGATTATGTGGGGTTTGAAAAAATATTTTACCACACGTATTGCATTTAATCTCCGTATTTTCATTATAACCATTATATTTCTCAGAAAAATATGTAAATTTATCTTGATGAATTTTCTTAGCCTTTACTTCAAATTCCTTACCGGTCATTTTGAAATTACCATTGCATTTAGGACATCCTTGGCCACTTAGGTGGTGTGCTGGTGTTTGCCAAAACTCACCATGTTCCACACCATATTCATCTTTCTTATGACATATTATCTTCAATGGCGTATGTATATTTACATAACAACTTTCACCGTAATCCAAACATTCCTCCGCAGGATGTATTTTTCTTGCACGTTCTTCAAAACTATCGGCAAATTTTTTATTTTTTTCTTCTTTACAATATGGACACCCACAACCTTTCAGAAATGTTTTAGGAATAACTTCAATATTTCCATGCTTTTTACAAGTCACAATAAGAGATGTCCTTTGGTTAACATAATTTGTTTCATCAAAAGAAAATTGTTTTGGAAATATTTTCTCAGTTTCTTTAACGAATTTATCTTTGTCCCAAACCTTAGTTCCCCCGCATTCAGGACACCCTCTTCCTAATAAATGTTTATTAGGAGTTTGTTCAAAATCACATCCACAAATATTACAATGTATTTTCATCTTATATGCACTACCGTAATATGTTTCTGGATAATATTCAAATTTGTAACCGTGAACTTCTCTGAACAATTTAACAGTTTCCTCAAATGACCTTCTCTTTTTCATATTTACAATAATATTCAGCGATATAATAGCAAACTTCTGCTTCATAATCGCAATCGAATAAGTAATTTATTTTATTTCGTTCTTCATCATTGATTATTGTCAGTAAATCTATTAATGTATTATTTAAACAATCAATACCATCTAAATACCTACTAAAACATTCTATTATATATTTTGTTTTTTCTTTACAGACTGAGTTTATTATGAAACTTAAAAAGTTATCTATTTTATTATTAATAAGAAAATCTATTAATTCTTTTGGTTTTATTACTTTTGTAATTCTATTTGTATTTTTTGTAAGACTTCTTCTAATTATTGGAAATATTACAACTTCCCATGTAATAATTCTTTTATCAACATTTTTATTATTTAATATATATTCTGACATTAAATTAAATGACTTTGCACAACGCCACTCAATAATCCCATCAGTTTTAAGTCCATCAAGAAGTCCCAATTGCCTCCATATTTTTAATATTACTTTTTTATCTGTTTTCATATTATTTTAACTTTTATAAAAATAAATAGCACGTGATTTTTGAAAATCACATTCAAATTTACTACTTTATTTTCATATACCCAAATATTTTCTGTTAAAATAACTAAAAAAGAGGAACTTCTTTAAGAAATCCCTCTTTAAAAACGAGTATATCGTTCCATAATAGTATATGTCAAAAGGTGAAACATTATACTTCATCTTTTATTTTTTGTATTAACTTTTCTACATCTGTTATCAAATTTGTTTCATTATATATTCCCTGATATTTTTTATTTATAAAAACATCAGATGGTAAATCTATAATATCAGTAAAATATATTAGTTTTATATCATTGTCTTTACATTTTTGATTCTTCTTAATGTCTCTTACTCTTGCATTATTATGTATTTGTATTGCTTTTTTAATATCGTTACGATTAAATCCCGGATAAAAATGCTGACCTCCTTGACACTCAATAGCAGTATTATATTCTGGAATATAAAAGTCAACGCTTTGTCTTTTTAAAAGCCCATTTATATTTGTATTATAAAAATGTTCAATATTATTTTCTGTTAATAATCTATCAATTTTATTTTCCATATGACTCATGGAACATTTAGGACATCCCTGTCTCATTACGAGATGTGCATAAGGCAACTGCCAAAATTCGCCATGCTCATGGCAGATTATACAAACTTTAGTCTTTGCATCAATATACTTAACTTTACTATAATCATACTTGTCACCATGAACCTTACAAAATTCCTGTATTATTTCATCAGTAGTCTTATTTTTACCAACGCATTTCGGACATCCACAACCACGTAAATGAGAATTTGGTGTTATCCAGAATTCCCCATGAATCGGACAAATAACACAAACTTTTTTATTTGATTTTTCATAAATAACTTTTGAATAATCAAACCGGTCTCCCCATATCTGTCTTGCCTTTTCTATAAACTGTTCATTATTAGATTTTTTTAATAATGATATCTTTTCAAATTTACACTTTGGGCAACCCTCACCGGCCAAATGGTCTTTAGCAATTTGCCAAAAACCACCATGTTTAGAACAAATTATATAAACTTTCTTATGACTTCCCCCATAAACAGTCTCTGAATAATCGTATTTATTACCATGCACATTCATTGCAAGTCTTACCCATTCTTCAGTAGTTTTATACATTCCTCTACATTTAGGACATCCTTGTCTGGAATGAATGTGTTTAGATGGAGTTTGTTCAAACCATCCATGTTTATGACAATAAATTTTCATCTTAGTATGCATATTAACATAACTATCTTCTAAATAATCGTACTTATCACCGTGTATCTCACGTGCTTTATTAATAATGTCTTCAAATTTTAACATAATCTCAAAGTATTATTTATATATAAATATCTTAAAACTACAAAAAGGACTTTTTTCTAATTGTAAATATACTATATAATTTATTAAAAACAAAATATTTTTAGTTAAAATTACAAAAAAAAAGAACTCTTACAAAAAAGTAAGAGTTCAATTAAAAGTATTTTAAATTTATTTTTTAAATATCATCCCAATTAGTACCCTGACTAGTGATAATGAACGAAATATCAATATATTCAAGGTTTGGCTGTGGCTTGATATAAATCTTAGCAGGCAATTCAAGTCTGTCACGTGCCTCCTGACTATCATCAATCTCAAGTCTCCAATCGGTAATACCGCGATTAGACATAATATTATCAAGTATTGGAGTAACCGCACTTTCAAATGACTGTTTCGTTGTATTGTCATTCGGGTCAAAAATAAGTCCGATGCATGCAATTGAGCAAAGTTTTCTTATACGGAGAAGCAATCTTCTCTTAGAAATTCTATTCATCTGGCTCTCACGAATCTGCATATTCTTGTCACCCCAAATCTTCATTCCTTCTTTTGCAAATGTGTTGATAAAGTTCAAACGTCCAGCATAAAGAATATCCTGCTCACCAAGTTTCAAAGACTTCTTAGGTTTAACGCCCTGTTCCTCAATCTCGCCACGATACCAACCGGCAGCTGCAAACCAAGGATATTTAGTATTGTCAGTATAAGCAAAGTTACGAACTACGTCACGTGTAGGAGGCAGATAAATGTACTTATTGCTCTCTTCATCGAAATATTTACACCAAGGATAATATGAACATGTATAATTACTGTCAATTTCAGCATCTTCAAGGTTTACCACTGCATCTGAAGGTGTAAACATGTCACTCTCTGCATCACTTGCACCATAAGGCTTATCAGGTGTTGTAACAACATACACTGAATCAGCACGTTCCTCTTCAATCATTGTAATAACCTCACCAACAAGTGCATTCTGATTAACATAATCAATACCAGGAGTTGCAAACACGTTAATATCAATTGTTTTCGGATTAGCGAACTGACGATATCCAGAAAGATATGCATAGAAATCAGAATTAAGAATTTTATCACCTTGACTAAAACCATAGTTCTCAGGGTCTTTAATTACCGACACCATTGTACCGATACCACTATCTTTGTTTATCTTACCCTTATACTTAGTGTATTTAAAATCATCAGAATTACCTCTTGATGTACGATAATAATCCCAACCATCGAAACCACCATAGAAAGCGAGAGTAAACTTGCGATATCTCTTATCCTCATAGATTGTGTTAGCCATCACATCGGCACTACCGATTCTTGGCTCAATGCCAAACAATGTCTGATTTTCAGCACCAACAGTCACCCATTGATATCCAGTAACGCCATCAACCGTAACAGTCTGTGTTAAGTTATATTTAGCTTTATAAGCATCTTCAAGAATACGTGAATCAAGATGGAAACAAGGGGTAAGACCTTCAGGAAGTTCATTGTAAGCTTCTACACCTTTATATCTAAGAATATCCTCATCAATACCTGTAATATTTGAAAGGCCGAAATATTGTTTATTAATTCTAATATCCTCATCTACATTAGTGTTGTACTGCAAGAATGGTTTCTTTACAGTTCCATTAATTGTCTGAACGCCGACACCATCATAGAATCTAACAGGATAACCTAAGAAACCGGCAGGTATTGAAGTTTTTGTCTTGTCATTTTCATTAACCTCAACAGTAATATAGTTAGATACTGTTTCATATTCCTCATCAAATGAACCAATTCTTAATGAAATATAATTCTGGTCGCCAGGAATAAGGTTTACACCTTTATATCTCTCATAAACAACTGGTGCAGCATCTGTATCATAGAAAGCACGTACAAGAACGTCGAATGTTCCATAATCAGGCTCAATATTCTCAATTGAAACCTTAACATCAGTATTTGCAGAATCACCATCAGAAATAGTATGGAATCTGAAAAGTCTGTTAAGTTCAACGTTTTCAGAATCACCCTTCATTTCAGATACAATCCAAGGTGTTGAAGCATATCTAAACTGTTCTTTATAGTTATTAAGGTCAAGCGTAACAGGAACAACATCTGTTGATGCACCATCCCCACTACCAGTAGCAAGAACATAATATGAATCATCAGCCTTTACCTTAACAGTATTATCAAATACGTGTGAATCCGGGTCAACTTCACGTGCGGTAGTAAGAATTTCCTCTTCACCCTCTATTTCTCCATAGTAATACTTTCTTGTACCCTCAGATGTAGTATAAGGCATTACGGTATAAATATGTCCTACAATACCATCAGTATCACCAGGTTCACCGTTCTTAAGACTTCCGTCTTTCTTAAATACGTGTACTTTAAGGGCAACATCATTGCCATTAACTGAATCAATAGAGCTATAAAGGAATCTTTTACCAACATCCCTACGTGTAAGCATATCTTCCTCATATGTAAGCAAATCATCTACCTCATCATACTTAGGAACGATATACACAAGAGGATAATTAACCGGTGTCTTATTAATTTGGTTAAGTTCACCTCTTTCAATTAATTGCTGTAACGCTACATCATAAAGTTCTTCTACATAAACTTCTGATTCGCCTACCTCTGGGTCATCTCCAAGGACTTTCGTAATATAGTTCTTTTCACCAGGATTAAGTGATACACCATACTTCTTAACCTCATCATTATATGTTGTTACAACAACTGTGAAACGTCCATAGTTATTGACATCAATCTTGAAATCACCAGTCTGAGTCGTTGCACTTGGGCTACATTCATTACCGAAATCAAGAGATTTGCTTTCTACGAGTTCTACGTTCTTAGCATAGTATAAAATGCCATCATACTCATATACATCATTACAAATACCATTTTTCTTATCTTCCTCTGTTGGATGACGTAAGAAAGCGGCCTTTCTGTGTTCACCTCTTGAACGAAGAACGAACACGGCCATATTATTGTATTCAGCGTTTGCAGAACCACTCTTACTACCAGTTACAATCCAAGCAGGACCGGCATTAACACCTGAAAGACCAAGCACACGTACAACCTCAAGTTGATTAGACTGTTTGAGATATGACTGTGCGATATAAGGTAACTCATACTTAGGATACTGACTTCCTCTGAACTTTTCAGTATTAGTACCGCCAAAATATTGCTGATACTGCCTCCAATTCTCAATTGTTATTGGCTGAAAAGCAGGTCCTTTTACAGTTTCACCAACAAGACCCAAAGTAGTGATACCAAGCGACTTTGATGCATAGTTCAGGTCAATCTCTTTTGTGTAAATACCCGGACTTACGTGAGTCTGTCTTGCGTTATTATTACTTGTATTTGCCATTATTCTTTTTTGTTTAACAAATTATTTTATAATAAATATCATTTCAAAACCTAAAAGTACTGGATAATGATATTTATTATGCTTTTTTTTTGAACAGGAACGTGATATTCTCGATGTCCGAAGGTTTTACCATTACATTATCAACCGAAATTATGTCTTCAATGTCTATTTCTGGGAGTTCGATTTCTATTACCTGTGATAGTATACTGTTCAATATCACATTTTGTTCATCTGATATATTTTCGAAATCAACCTTATTACCGCATACTATACCGAATCTTTCCATTACATAGTCTATGGAATTGTCCAGTTCCCTTTTTATTTTTATGAGATTATATGCTGTTCTTATAGGATATTCTAAATCTTGTGATATAAGTTTATCTAAAGAACGATTCGCTTCAATGATTCTGTATATTTGCGCTGTTAGTATCATTTTTAACTTTTTCTTTTTTCTTTTATATATTTTCTTTATTCTTTTTGGACCTAGGACCCAGGAACTAATTTTTTATTTATTAAAAATAAAAAATTTTAACTATTAGTTTCTAACTAGTACGCTAAAGTACTTATACGATATATTCCAGGACCTATAGCGACAAAAATTAATTTATAATTGATATCCATGTTAATCAATAATAAGTGATTCATGTTTAGTCACTTCATCACTAACATTCTCAGGTACATATTTCGAATCATAAACTTCGTTTGGATTATAGCCTTTTAACACAATCGTTGCCTTATCAGATGTGTCAAATTTGTTTACTTTAATTTTAACGTTATCGCCATCCTTTAGTTTAAAACCCTTTTCAACAAAATATGGAGTATCATTAACAAATACCCTTAAACTTCTGATATTTGTTTTTTCGATACTATCAACATTAAGATTTGTATCTATGTCAAATTCGACTTTATCGTGATAAGATTCAAAACTAATAGTTAAATCAACTGAACGGTACATAAGCGGGTTGTCGCTTTCATATTCATCAATATCGACCGTAGGAGTAGGACGTTTTGCGTCACCTTCCATAAACATCATTATACGTTTCGGTTTCTTTTCAACTTTAAAATCTTCTTTATTGATTATGTATGCCATAACTTTTATTCCTATAGATTGGAGGAAAAATCTTCTTTCATCTATACTATATGAAGTCTCATCATTAACTTCTTCAATAACCATCGGAATAAAATGACCATTAGGGCGAATGTAAAACTGTCTCGCTTTAAACAATTCGTTTATTCGATTATTGAAATCGTTTATATTCTCATAAGTGGAAGTCATAAAATTAATTCTATATGTTAAATCAACGGCATAAGGTTGTTTCATTGAATAAATCTCATAACTTTCTGTTCCATTGTCTTCGAGAACATTTTTTATCAACATGGTATAATATCTATCGCCCGGAATATTCCATAATTCACCTTGATTAGAACCTGGTTTTGGATTATTGTCTCTGTTTACCGTAATGAAATTAAGAAGCAAATTCCCATCTTCATCTGTATGTTCCCAGTTCTGTGAATATTCACTGAACCTTTGATTGCTGTAAAGAGTAAAAACAGGATAAATTGTGTCGTTAAATTTAGCGACAGATTCTTTTACAAATTCCTCAAACGAGAAATCTATATCATCATAATTCAAAGGTTTTGGAAGTTCGGTTTCTTTATAAAGTATTTCCTTTGAGAAATTTCTTCTCCTTTCAGTTCCAAATGCTTTGTCTCTGAATTTTATTTGCGTTATATTTTTTTTTGGTTGTCCTTTACCCATAATTACTCTCCTTTAAATTCATTCTCAGGCACTGGTGAACAAGTAACAACTCTCCACGCCGGTTTATATGCGCCGACATGATATAAATTAGCCGTATTCACTTTACCATCATTTACAACTGAGAAATATACCATTCTATTAGTATCTATTTGCAAACCGATATAATCGCCTCTCCGTATGTCGCACTTATATTTTTCAAGTAATTTCGGCATTACATATAGTATTAGGTTGCCATTAACAACGTATACACCGGTATTGGTCTTTGAATCATATACTTTTGTATCGGCTTCCTTCAATTCATACATGCACGGTATTTCTTTTGGTGCTTTGAACCTTATCTGTCCATCTTTTGCCTCTTTGTACACCGAACTTACATTTGTCTTTTGTCTATCCACTTCATATACAACGACAGTCTGGTTTAAATCCTCCTCAATATACTCCATAAGAAGGTCTGTCTCATATTCAAAATCCTCTTCAGAATAGAATTTGTCGTTTCTTGTAATTGGTGTAAGCAAATTATTTGGCATATTACAGTAAAATATATCTATAAATAGTTTGCATTCTTAAACAAAAGTAGTATATTTGCATATAAGAGCGATAAAACGTAAATGAAAGAAAGCCCAATTAGTAAAGCATATAGAATACTTGATAAATACAATGGAGAGAATAACCAGATTCTCTACTATAAAAAAATGTATTCATTACATAAACTCATTTTGACAGAAGATGGGTTTGAGACTGAGTATATTATTAAAAACAAAGACTATCAAGTTGAAAAACTGAACAAAATAGTCAAGATATCATCAGCACTTGGTAAAAAGTTGCAAGAAAAATATGAGATTGACTTTATACCGGAAAAACTTAGGATAATTTCAATAATTGGGGAAATGAAAAGTTCATATCATTGCTATGTGCAGTATCGAAATTCTGTGCCTGCAATGTTAATGTTTATCAATAAACGTCAAATACTTACTCCATTACATGTAGTCGATTATCATTCAATTAATATTGATTTTGCTCCATATAATGAAAAAATGTCTTTATATGGCATGAAACTTAAACCACATCAAGAAGATGGTATTAAGTTTATGGTAGCCAATAAAAAATGTGTTCTTGCAGACCAAATGGGCCTCGGTAAAACGTGTCAAGCAATTGTGGCGGCATTAGAATCTAGTTGTAAAAAAATCCTTGTTATTACTACTGCATCACTCAAATCAACATGGAAACGTGAAATTTCATTATTTGAAAATAAGGATGATATTGTTGTCATAAATGGTTCTAAATGGGATGGAACAACTGGTAAATTTACTGTAATTAATTATGACATCGTTCAAAACTATTATGAAATTCCATATGAAAATGAATATAAAATAGAAAAAATATACGGTAAAAATGGCGAAATAGAGGAACTAAAAGTGCCGGTTATGATTAAGGATAAAAAAACTGGTAAAATGGTTAATAAACAAGTTAAGTCGAACAAAAAAGCAAATATCAAAAAAGCGTTGCTTAATAGCCCTTTATTTACATCAAAATTTGATTGTGTAATCATAGATGAAGCACAAAAACTTTCAAATAATACATCCAATCGTTACAAAGTTATTTATGATTTTCTGAAAAAGTCGGATATTAAATATACTTTCCTTGTAACTGGCACTCCACTTACGAATACGCCAATGAATTTGTATTACATCCTAAGACTTATTGATGCCGATGTCACAAAAGACTATGAATATTACCTTAAAACTTATTGTGATGGTAAAGAAATGTTCAAGCCTGGTGAGTGGAATAAATGGCTTGCTATTTTTGAAAGGAATAATTATATAAAATGGGATTCAATGGAATCCAAAATGAAATCAGCAGCGTTTGAATTTATAAACGAACATGCTGAAAAAATGGTTATTCCACAAGGTTCAACAAATCTTGATGAATTAAGAGAGAAAATAAAACATGTATATATAAGAAGACTTTCATCTGATATTCCAGGAATGGTGAAGAAAAGTCTCGATACAAGATATTATGACCTTGATGAGAGACAAAAGGAAGAATACGATAAATTGTGGGATGAATATGTCATTGCTCAAGAAGAAAATGGAGATAACACAAATGAGGAATACAGACAATTAGTGGAAGGCACGTTGGTAAGACAGTTCCTTGCGAAAGAAATGATTCCTAATACTATTACACTTGCAAACGATTATATTGAGGATGGCGAAAAAGTAATTATTGCTTGTAATTATACAAGTGAAATTAACGCATTTAAAGAATATTATGGAAAACAAGCCGTAGTATATGATGGTAAGATGACACCGAAGCAAAAAGACAAATCTGAAAAGGAATTTATGGAAAATCCTAAAATCAAAGTATTTATAGGTCAGATTGAATCTGCTGGTGTAGGACTTACACTTACAGAATCACATATAATGATTTTCAACAGTTATAGTTGGTTAGAAACATCAAACAGACAGATGCAAGACCGAATATATCGCATAACGCAGAAAGAGGATGCATTATGTATATATCAGTTATTCACAGATTCTATTTCACAAGATATGTTTGAAAAAGTGTTAAGAAAAGGTCTTGTAATGGATGAAACAATAAAAGCAGAAAAAGACAAATAAATTAATGTTTGATAAAAAAAACGGAAATAGGTATGTAGCCATTGACTTTGAGACACTTGAAGGTTGGCGAGCTTCTGTATGCAGTGTTGGATGTGTTGTGTTTGAAGATGATAAAATAGTTGATGAGTTTTATAGTCTCGTATGTCCACCATCAAAACTTGAAGAATGGCATTGTGTAAAAGTACATGGACTACACTATAAAGATGTCAAACATTCTCCTACATTTCCTGAAGTATGGGAAACTGTCGATAAAATGATTGGTGATAGTCCAATAGTAGCACACAATATCGGATTTGAAAGAAGTTGTATAAATGCTTGCAATGAAGAGTTTGGAACCAGAAACGATTATAAATACATAGATACCCTTAAATTAAGCAGACAGCACCTTGTGAACATGTTTAACTACAAACTTGATACTGTTTGTAAACGCTTGAAAGTAAAACTTAAACATCACCACAATGCATTGGATGATGCAAGAGCATGTGGGGAAGTATACGCTAAATTGAAACAAAAATACCAATTAAACGATTAATATGGAAGAAAATAGAACCAGTGATTTAGAGTTTATGGATGACTCTGATTTAAAAGTAGTATATATACTATTTTTGGGCGTAGATGCAGATGGTATGAATATTTACCGTTTCTTATTATCTGATAATTGTGAAGATACATTTGCTGAAGGATGGTCAGAAAAACCGGCAGGAAATATACCTAAGAATCTTATGCAGCCTGATAATTCAATGTTCCAGTATGAGAAAGAACTTAAAACTGAATTAAAATTGGACTTAGCACAAGATAATACTTGTTTCTCTATGCAGGATTGCCGTGACCATATTGTAGCATTAGCATATGAAAACCTTGATGAAGCAGAAGAATATCCAGAACCTTGCAGAATAGTAATACAGTTTGGTGATAATATTTCAGAAGTCGAAGAAATGTTTGCAAAACGTGATATGAGATTAAGATTTGTTTAGTATTACATACCAGTATCAAGAATAATAATATTGGTTTTACCATTTCTATGTACTAATCCCCAATTCTCAATATTTTCCAGTTCATAATATGACACAAAGCCTTGGTTCAACATCTTACATAATGTGTTGAGCCATTTATTATGTTTTAAATCATTCATATATAACGACAAATCACCTTCACCGTAATCTTCAAGGAACGTCATTAAATTAAGCCCATTTCCTTTCCCATTAGGGTATTTAGCATATGTTTTTAAATCATTATTCATATCCTTAATATCTTGTTGACTTTGATAACTACCGAAATCAATTCCTAAAAGTTTTTCAAAGTCGGCGTATGATGCCGGAAGAACACGTTCTGTAACAATCCACATAGGTCTTATATGTTTTTTATCATAGGCAAATATTGTTGGAACAAATTCTCTTAATTCATCTGACATGTTACGGTATGCAAATACCTCTGCATCGTTTTGGTCATGACTGCCATTTGCAATTTTAATAACCAAGTTATCATCAAGGGCGTATACAATTCGTCCTGCACCGCTTCCAATTCTTGATAATCCGCATCTCTGACAATAAGCATCAAGTTCCCAACATGTTTTCCAATTCATCGTTTTTAATGTGTTAAATGAAAATTCATTATTATCATCTAACAACGGGTCGTTTAATATATCGTCATATTGACTTTCAGTAAGTATTATTGTTTTCATAAACAAATATTTATTATAAAAAGTTGTTTTATAAAAGCATTTCAAAAACCATTGAACCGCTATGAACTTCTGTTCCAATTTTTTCAAAAAATATTAATGTACATAAATTCCTAATGGAACACCTTTTTGTATACGTTTTAAATCATCTGCCATATCTGCGTTCTTCTTCATTATTTCGTAAGGAGACATACGCAAAAGACGCTCTTTCAGGTCATTCATCGCATTGTCCCTTTCACGATTTCCGAGAGTCATTAATTGATTATAATCCATTTGTAGTGGGGAACTTATCATATTTATTGAACCGCTGAATTTTCCACGTATTAATGCCAATGTCTCAGCAGCCAGACCAACTAATAACTGACGGACTATATTCTTAGATGGCGTGTTTAGTAATTCATAGTCAAGTTCATCCATAGGTACTTGGTCCGGTGATAATATAACAAATGGGTTATCCTTCCGGCATTCATCAATATTATTCGCATCTGTATCGTAGTATGTATACCATACATAACAGTCTTTAAGTGAATACATTCCAGGTATTCCACCGGCACCGAATGTTATTTTACTTCCCGGCGTTGATAATAGATGGATAAGATGTGAACCATCAGGACCTGCGGTTACTTTATAAACAAGGTCACTACGTATCATCTGGTTCTTGAATGATAAATCTGCTGCCATAATAGCCACGTCTGCCATAGGTAATGCCCACATTCCAACGCCCATTCCATAACCACTATTTGTTCCGCCAAAAACGCTTGCAGCACCAAGTCCCATCTGTCCCATAACACCTCCACCGAATGCTGTACTAAATCCGCCATAATTAGCCCATAATGAAGTTTGTGTTGTAGGCGGCGTAATCCAAAGCACCTTATTTATTTCCCTACCGGCAGGAACTAAATACACTTGTTTGCCCTCTTCTATTTTAAAGAAGTCCTTTTTAAGTTCCCATTTTGTCCCATGCTGTTGTAAACCGACCTGTTTACTGAACCAATCCCCGAAATCCTTCGTTAAATCAAGAGAACGTGCTGTTAAAGCATATGCTATGTCTTGATTAGTAATTTGGTTATTAAAATTCTTTCCATATAATTGCGCCCAGTTTGATTCTATAATAAAATTCTGTACTTTTTCTGTATAATCACCAACAGCTTGTTCAAGTAAATCACACAACATGTCATCAGTAAGTTCAACAGAACGTACCTTAACCCCCAAACGTGTTCTTACTTGTCTGAAAAGTTTTTCTTTTTCCTTGCTTAAAGCCATATTTTCATACTATCTTTATTAAAATAAATATTTATCTAAAATAGAATTAACTTGATATGGCACAATATTTCTTTTTAACAAAAAACAGCACATTGCCAAATCTTAGAATGGAAGTGATAAACGACGGTAGAAATAACTTTCGTAAGGCTTATCTTGCGTTACAATCAGCAACTGTTACCTTCTCGATGACCAATATGGAAACAGGTGTAAAAAAAATTGCAAATGCAAGAGCATATGTAATAGAGAAAGAAGATTCCGGTTGTGAAGAAGCCTATGTAATTGAATACAGATGGAATAAACGTGATACAGATACTGCTGGTAACTTCATAGGGCAATTTAAAATCATATTCGATGATAATATTTCAATTGATGGTATGACATTTCCAAAAGGTGAGATGCTTGTACCCATTGCAGAAGATTTGATTATCACAATAAGTGATAACGGAATTAAAAAATAGATAATGACATATCAGATGGCACAACTAATATATAATTTAGACAACTATATATGTTTCGACCTTTTGGACCAAAAAGTATATAGTTGTCTAAGCCAATACTAAGAAATTAACCTCTCCATTTTCTTGGATTACCGTTTTCAATCCATCCCCAATTATCACGCATATTATTTATTCTTGGCCTTTTTACCTTTATTTGGTCTTGTGGTACGTCAGGAAATTTATAAAAACTGGTGTCAATACCATTTCTTTCCAAAATGTTTTTAACATTATTTAAATCAAAATAAGCGTCACAAGTAATTAAATTGTCAGTCTCAATGAAAATACACATTATCAATGGTTTATTATTTGAAACTAATAATGTACAAGGATGGTTTAATACACTGTCTTTTTTTGTATATATTTTCGAAAAACCGTTTTCCTGATATTGCTTTATCATATTATTGCATACCCTAATCAATTTATCCTGTGTACCATTAATAATTCTAGGCTTCATCAAACGCCCATTATTATATGTTTTTATTACTATTCTTGAAAGCGCACCTTTGTTACGTGTAGTTTTATTAACTTTTACGGTTGTTAATTCTCCATTAGATGTCTTATCTATTTTAACTGAACCTTTTTCGTCGGCATTTCTATTTGCAGCATTACGTAATTGTCTATTAGTTACTTCTTCATTTAATGTTCTATAAATAATTTTGCCTAATAGTTTATAAAAGTTATTTTCGTTTAATTTTATAGTCATGTTTGCTATTTTTAATTATAAATATTAGGCAAATTTAACATTTAATTATTTTGTAATATAATATATTTATAGTATGTTTGCCGTAGAAGTACTCATGATGCCATTGTAGATGTGGCTTAACTGGGTTAAATTTTAAATTAAGATAAAAAAATGTCAAAAGTAACAAAAGAACAGATTGACTCATTCCTTAGTGGCACTGACCCAATGGAACACATAATCAAAATTGAATGTGGTTATGATGAAGATAAAGTCAGTATCATTTATCGTGATGCCAAAAATCAGAAAAGAATTAAAAGGGAAAATTTTTTCCCGTTTGTATGGTGCAAACAAAACGCAGCACAAAACTTATTTAACGGTGACAGAAAAAAGATTAAACAGTTTATGTCATCTTACGGAATAGGATGCAAACTACTTAGAATTAATCGTGATGACGGTACAATACCACAACGTATGGAAAATGGGTACAAACTTATGTTTTTTGCAAAAGTACCTATGACATACAACAAATTCATGGAATTTTTCAAGAACGGAGGGAGACCTATATTTCCGGGAGAAAAAGACCGTAACTATGGGTTAAAAGAATATATTGCCGTTTCTCCTGTTGAACAATATATGATTCAGACCGGTAGGAGAATGTTTAAAGGGTATGATGATTATGACGATTTGGTTCGATTGGAGTGGGACTTAGAGACTGAAGGACTTGACCCACAAATAAATGCAATAAGTCAAATTGGTATTCGTACCAATAAAGGATATGAGAAAATCATAACCATAACTGGTGAAGGCGAAGAAAAACAGAAAAATGAATTAAAAGCAATCTGTGAATTTTTTGAAATAATTAAGGAATTACAGCCTGATATTATAACTGGACATAATACTGAAAACTTTGACTGGAATTTTATTGATGTTCGTCTCGGTTTGCTCAATCTTAAAATGGGTGAATTTTCTTCGAAATATTTCAGAAAGGGTGTATATAAAAAGAAAAAACGACAAGTTCTTAAACTTGGTGGCGAAATGGAATATTATTATCCTACAATTATGTGGGGTACTAATCTCACAGACTCATTGTTTGCTGTAAGACGTGCGCAAGCCATTGATTCTAACATGAAATCAGCGACATTGAAGTATGTTACAAAATATTCGAATATTGCTAAGAAAAACCGTGTATATGTACCTGGTAAAATAATTAATACAACATGGGAAGACTTAAATCAAAATTATGCTTTTAATGATGAAAACGGACATTGGTTTAAGGTTGATGACAAAATATTAAACAAAACCCTTGATAATGGACAATTACGTTATTCAAAATATGAAGAAGAAGGAAAAAATAAGTTAATCGACCATGAAAATAATGAAATATTTGAATTTGTGACCGGTAGATATGTTGTACAGCGTTATCTTCTTGATGACTTGTGGGAAACTGATAAAATTGAATTACGATACAATCAGTCTAACTATCTTGTAGGTAAGATGCTTCCGGTATCTTATGAGAAGATGTGTACAATGGGTACTGCGGCTATTTGGAAATACATTATGCTTGCATGGAGTTATGAGAATAACTTGGCTGTACCTGAATTAATACAACAGCATAGTTTCACCGGCGGCTTATCTCGTTTGTTGCGAGTTGGATGGGTTGACAGGATTGTAAAACTTGACTATAATTCACTTTATCCATCGATTATTCTTACATTTGGCATT